TGCAGATTTTGGTCTGTACGGAACCCGGGGGTTTCGCGGTTTCCCCGAAATGGGGTCTGACCTGCGGTTTTCGCCAACACTTGTTGATTCCCGAAATGGGAGGAAGTCATGCCACCTGTACCTAAAGATCCTTCTGTGCGTGCTCGTCGCAATAAGTCTTCGACTCGGGCTACGTTGTCGGCGGATCATGATGTGGTGGCGCCAGACCTGCCGGATGGTGTTGCGTGGCATCCGTTGACGGTGCGCTGGTGGAATGACATTTGGGCGTCGCCGATGGCCCCGGAGTACACAGACTCGGATATCAACGGGTTGTTCCGCGTGGCGATGCTCTATAACGATTTTTGGACTGCCGATAACGCGAAGGCGCGGGCGGAGGCTCAGGTTCGGTTGGAGAAGGCCGACACTGATTACGGGACGAATCCGCTGGCCCGTCGCCGTCTGGAATGGCAGATTGAGGCGACCGAGGATTCGAAGGCTAAGGGGTCGAAGCGGCGGAAGTCTGAGGCTGCGCCGGTGTGCCCACCGGAGCCTGGTGACGATCCTCGTTTGAAGCTTGTGACCTGACGGCCTTATGGCTGTCTTGCAAGTCCCTCCTGTGGATTTAACGTTTCCTACGTTAGGTCCCCAGGTGTGCGACTTCATTGAGGATCGGATGGTGTTCGGCCCTGGCTCACTGTCGGGGCAGGCCGCCCGTCTTGATGATGAGAAGCGCGCGCTGGTGTATCGCCTATATGAGCTGTATCCGCGTGGGCACCGTTTGGCTGGCCGTCGGCGGTTCGAGCGGGCTGGCGTCGAACTCAGGAAGGGCGTCGCCAAGACCGAGTTCGCGGCGTGGATTTGCGGTGTGGAGCTGCACCCGGAGGCGCCGGTTCGGTGTGACGGGTTTGATGCTGCCGGCAATCCGGTGGGGCGTCCGGTTCGTTCTCCTGTGATTCCGATGATGGCGGTCACCGAGGAGCAGGTGTCGGAGCTGGCGTTCGGTGTGCTGAAGTCCATCTTGGAGAACGGCCCCGATGCTGATCTGTTTGATATCAGTAAGGAGCGGATCGTCCGGTTGTCACCTTCGGGTGGTGAGGATGGGTTCGCTGTTGCTGTGTCGAATGCTCCGGGGTCTCGTGATGGTGCGCGGACGACGTTTCAGCATTTCGATGAGCCGCACCGGTTGTTTATGCCGAGGCATCGTGATGCGCACGAGACGATGTTGCAGAACATGCCGAAGCGTCCGATGGAGGATCCGTGGACGTTGTACACGTCTACGGCTGGGCAGCCTGGGCAGGGCAGCATTGAAGAGGATGTGCTTGCCGAGGCGGAGTCTATCGCCAGGGGTGAGCGTCAGGACCCGTCGTTGTTCTTTTTCCGCCGTTGGGCTGGCGATGAGCATGATGATTTGTCGACGGTGGAGAAGCGGGTTGCTGCTGTCGCGGATGCTACCGGTCCTATTGGGGAGTGGGGTCCGGGTCAGTTTGAGCGGATCGCGAAGGACTACGACCGTACCGGTATTGATCGTGCGTACTGGGAGCGGGTCTATCTGAATCGGTGGCGTAAGTCGGGCTCTCAGGCGTTCGATATGACACGCCTGGTGCAGTGTGATGAGACGGTCCCAGATGGAGCGTTCGTCACTGCTGGGTTTGACGGGTCGCGGTGGAGAGATGCGACGGCTGTCGTGGTCACTGAGATTGCGACGGGCCGGCAGATGTTGTTGGGGTGTTGGGAGCGGCCCGAGAATGTCGAAGAGTGGGAAGTCCCTGAGCATGAGGTGACTGCGCTCGTTGTGGACATGATGTCTCGGTTTGAGGTGTGGCGCATGTACTGCGATCCGTGGGGCTGGGATTCGACGATCGCCGCGTGGGCGGGCCGTTTCCCGGATCGGGTTGTGGAGTGGGCTGTTGGCGGTGGCGGCAGTTTGAGGCGTGTGGCTGCTGCGACGCAGGGTTATGCCGATGCGTTGGCGACTGGTGACGCGGTGCTGGCTGCCAATGTGTGGCGGCCGAAGTTTGTTGAGCATATGGGTCATGCGGGGCGGCGTGAGCTGAAGCTGGTAGACGATACGGGCCAGCCTCTGTGGGTGATGCAGAAGCAGGATGGCCGTTTGGCCGACAAGTTTGATGCTGCGATGGCGGGGATGTTGTCGTGGGAGGCGTGTGTTGATGCGCGTCGTGATGGGGCACGTCCGCGCCCGAAAGTGTTTGCGCCTAGACGGATCTACTAGTCGCGATAGAGACAGAGAGGGGGTCAGCTGTTGACTGCTTCAACGCCAGCGGAATGGCTCCCGGTATTGACGAAGCGTATCGACGACGGAATGTCGCGGGTGCGTTTGTTGGCGCGTTACTCCAATGGGGATGCTCCGCTGCCCGAGTTGACGCGGAACACGTCTGCGGCGTGGCGTTCGTTCCAGCGTGAGGCGCGCACCAACTGGGGTTTGATGGTGCGGGATTCTGTTGCTGACCGGATCATCCCGAACGGAATAACGGTTGGTGGTTCTGCCGATAGTGATTTGGCGTTGCGGGCACGGCGCATTTGGCGGGATAACCGCATGGACTCTGTGTGTAAGCAGTGGGTCAAGTATGGGCTGGACTTCGGCGAGTCGTATTTGACGTGCTGGCGTCGTGATGACGGTACGGCGACGATCACAGCTGACTCTCCTGAAACGATGGTTGTCAGCGTTGACCCGTTGCAGCCGTGGCGGATCAGGTCCGCTATGCGGTGGTGGCGGGACCTCGATGCCGAGTCGGATTTTGCGATTGTGTGGTCGGGTGACGGGTGGCAGAAGTTCGCCCGTCCGTGCTTTGTGCAGTCATCGTCCCGGCGCAGGCTGGTGACGCGAATCTCAGACTCGTGGGTTCCGGTTGGCGATGCTGTAGTGACCGGTTCGCCCCCGCCGGTGGTGGTGTACCAGAACCCTGATGGCATGGGCGAGGTGGAGCCTCACATTGACATCATCAACCGGATCAACCGGGCTGAGCTTCAGTTGTTGTCCACGATGGCGATTCAGGCTTTCCGGCAGCGGGCGTTGAAGTCGTCGGAGCATGGGTTGCCGAAGGTCGATGAGAACGGCAACGCGATCGACTACGCCTCGATCTTTGAGGCCGCGCCGGGAGCGTTGTGGGAGTTGCCCCCTGGGGTAGATATCTGGGAATCGCAGGCGAACGACTTCACTCCGATGTTGTCGGCGATCAAGGAGCATATTCGACAGCTGTCGTCGGCGACCAAGACTCCGCTGCCGATGCTGATGCCGGACAGCGCGAACCAGTCGGCTGAGGGTGCGCACAACATTGAAAAGGGTTTCCTGTTCAAGTGTGAGGATCGGTTGTCGATAGCGAAGATCGGCCTGGAGGCCATCTTGGTTAAGGCGTTGCAGATTGAGGGCGAATCGGTTGAGGACACCGTTGATGTGTCGTTTGAGTCGCCTGACCGTGTGACGCTGGGGGAGAAGTATTCCGCAGCATCTCTGGCTAAGGCGGCCGGCGAGTCGTGGGCGTCTATCCGGCGGAACATCCTGAACTACAACGCCGATCAGATCAAGCAGGACGATCTCGATAGGGCGCGTGAGCAGATAACCCTGTTCGCCGGCAATCCGGTGCAGCGCCCCCAGGAAGATGGATCACGCTGAGTACGCGGCTGCGACCGCTGAACTGAGACGCAGACTGCTCGAATATGTGTCCGCAGCGTGGACATCGGTAACGCTGTCTGACAGTGGACTGCAAGAGCTGACATCTGCGGTGGCACCGGTTGTCCAAGCGGCCCAAGAGTCGATGGCTGCCATGACTTCGGTGTACATCTCAGAAGTCACCCAGCAGTCACCGGTGCAGGCCGTCGAGGTCTCCGCGATTCGCGGTGTGCCGTCGGAGACGGTGTACGCGCGACCTGTGATCACAGCACGTACGGCACTGTCGGAAGGTAAGAGCGTCGCGGCCGCACTCCGGGCCGGTCAGCGCCGTATCGAGAACCTGGCGGGCACCGACCTGCAACTAGCGAAGACACACCAAGCTAGGGCGTCGTTCACCCGCAGCGGCGTCCAGTTCTACCGCCGCGTCTTGACCGGAAACGAGAACTGCGCACTGTGCGTCATCGCATCAACCATGCGGTACCGAAAAAACTCGCTGATGCCAATCCATCCGGGCTGCGATTGCGATATCGACGTGATCCCGCCGGGGATGGACTTCGACACGATCAGCACGGAACTTCTCAACGAAACGCATGACCAGGTGAAGGCGTTCGCGGATATCGCAGACCGCGGCGGCCGCGCCGTTGACTACCGGAAGTTGATCGTCACCCGGGAGCACGGCGAGGTTGGGCCGGTCCTCGCATGGCGTGACCAGAAGTTCTCAGGCCCCAAAAGCATCCAGCGCTGACCCCCGGCGGTCTGGATAACGCACACATGTCCCGTAACGGGGCATGGCACATAGAAAACCCATCCGCAAAGGAAACAAACCCTCATGTCTGATGATGTGACAGCAGAAACGTCGGAACACAGCGCCGTAACGGAGCCAGTGGAACCGGCAGTCGACCAGGACGCAACCGCCACGGTTGAGGAGCCAACGCAAGCTCCGAAACCAACCGAGACGGTCGAGTTCTGGAAGAAAATGGCCCGCAAGAACGAGGCGCAAGCCAAGGAGAACTTCGCGGACGCCAAGAAATGGCGGGAGTCGCAGGAAAAGATCGGCGACGACCCCCTGGCCCGGATCGAAGAACTGGCACGAAAGTTCGAGACGGCTGAGCGTGAACGCATCCGCAGCAATGTGGCGCGCGAAACGAAAGTCGACCCGGAGTTCATTCATGGCGACACCGAGGAAGAGATGCGCGAATCCGCCGACCGGTGGAACGAGTTCGTCAACAAGCGGATCGAAGAAGCGCTGAAGGCAAAGTTGGCGTCGTCGGCCGTGCCGACGTCGGAAGTCACATCAGACAAGAAGGTTGAAGGCCCGAAGCCTCTCACCCCCGCCGAGTACGCGGCGCTGCCGCCTGCCGAGCGGAAGAAGGCGCGCGAAGAGGGCCGCCTCGACAGCTATCTACGTGGAGAACTCCACTAACACAGAAGGGAGCCAAAAATGGCTTTCAACAACTTCATTCCCGAACTCTGGTCGGACATGCTCCTGGAGGAGTGGACCGCCCAGACCGTTTTCGCCAACCTCGTCAACCGCGAGTACGAGGGCACCGCAAGCAAGGGCAACGTGGTCCACATCGCGGGCGTGGTGTCACCTACCGTCAAGGACTACAAGGCCGCTGGCCGGCAGACCTCGGCGGACGCGATTTCCGACACCGGTGTTGATCTGCTCATCGATCAGGAAAAGTCGATCGACTTCCTCGTCGATGACATCGACCGTGTTCAGGTCGCCGGTTCGCTGGAGGCCTACACCCGTGCGGGTGCCACGGCCCTGGCCACTGACACCGACAAGTTCATCGCTGACATGCTGGTGGACAACGGAACCGCGCTTACCGGTTCGGCTCCCTCGGATGCTGATGATGCGTTCGACCTGATCGCCAAGGCGCTCAAGGAGCTGACGAAGGCGAACGTCCCGAACGTGGGGCGTGTCGTTGTCGTGAACGCGGAGATGGCGTACTGGCTGCGTTCATCCGGGTCGAAGCTGACCAGCGCGGACACCTCCGGCGACGCTGCTGGTCTGCGCGCGGGCACCATCGGGAACCTGCTGGGTGCTCGGATCGTGGAGTCGAACAACCTGCGGGACAACGACGATGAGCAGTTCGTCGCGTTCCATCCGTCGGCTGCTGCGTATGTGTCGCAGATCGACACCGTCGAGGCGCTGCGCGACCAGGACAGCTTCTCTGACCGTATCCGCGCTCTGCACGTGTACGGCGGCAAGGTTGTTCGCCCGACTGGTGTGGTCGTCTTCAATAAGACGGGCAGCTAGCCACAGCGATGTTGCTTGCTACCACCGATGACGTTGCTGCGGCGCTTGGATTACCGGGCGCCGCAGCGCTCACACCGGAGCAGTCTTCCCGTGTGGATGGCGTGCTGGGCCGTGTCAGTGACACCTTCCAGCGCGTCACCGGGCGGGTGTTCACCACCGGGGCCACTCGGGTGCGGGCGCAGGTCGTCAATGGGCGCGTGTGGCTGCCTGGCGTGGTGGATGAAGTCGAAGCAGTCACGCTTACCGGTGGAGAAGAAGTCGACTTCAACCAAGACGGTAACTATGTGGATGTCACCCGAAATGGGTGTTCACTCGTTACCGGCACAGTGGTGATCGTCGAATATGTTGGCGGAGGTGTGCCCGACTCTGTAACAGAGTTCGTTGCTGCTATCGCTGCACGCCACCTGACGGTGACGCCGGGTTCGGTTTCATCGCAGGCGGTATCGCTGACGGCAGGGCCGTTCACCCAGCGGAACGCAGAGTGGGTGTCCGGGACGGCAGTGTTCACCCGGGACGAGTTGGAAGATGCGAAACGGTTCGCCAACCCTGCACCTACGATCACGATTCACCGGCTATGACGTTTCCAACCGCGTACACGGTGACGCACTATCCGCACGTCGGTGACTCGTCGGATGGTTTGGGTAACACGGTTCCCCAGTTCGGTTCTGGGGTGTCTGTTCCAGTGATCCAACTTGCCCCGCATGTGCAGGTGGTGGGGACGTATTCGATTGTGGAAACCGAAACGATCGATGTTGACCTGTACTTGCCGCCCGGTTCACCGGTGAAGGTGAAAGACCGTGTGGGGTACGGGCCGGATGTGTTCGATGTGGTTGCGGTTCGTGACTGGAACATGGGTTTTCACGGTTGGGCGCCGGGTTTGGTGGCAGAACTTCGGAAGGTGTGATGAATCGTGGCTAACGGTCCAACGAGGAAGAACCCTTTAGCGAAGTTCGGTGTGCGGCTGGACGATTTCGACAAACTTCCTGAGGTGAACGAGGGCGTCAACGAGTTCATGGACGAGTTTGCTGCCGCGTGGAAGAACAATTCTCCCGTGGGCACCGGCGCTTACCGTGATTCTGTTCAGGTGACGGAACGGTCCACGAACAAGGGTCGCGGGAAGGTCGGCGCGACTGATCCGCAAGCGCATCTCGTGGAGTTCGGGTCGGCGCACAACGACGAGTACGCGCCTGCCCAGAAGACAGCTAAACAGTTCGGCGGCACCGCGTATGGCGACTGATTCAGCGCCGAGTATCCACCGTGTGATGGTGGCGTGGCTGTCCCCTTTGGGGAAGGTTTCTACTCGCCGTTTGTCGGGTGATCCGTTGCCGCACCGTGTGGTGCGTCGTGTCGATGGGCGTGACGTTCCCGAGGAAGGCAGCGATGTGGCTGTCGTGTCGGTGCATACGTTCGCCGCGTCTGATGAGGCCGCTGAGAATGAGGCCGAGTTGACGCACCAACGAATGTTGGAGCTCGTCGTTAACCCGCTGACGGAGATACCGGTCGGCGGTGGTGTTGTTGCGCGTATCGACTATGCGCGTGTGCTGATGAAACCGGTCCTTGTCGAGTATGACGACGACGGCCACTTGGTGCGGCATGTGGGCCGCTACGAGATCGGTGTTCAGTACATCTAGTTGAAGTTTCAGCCCTGACAAGGGGCCTTGGCGGATAGTGCCGGGTCCCTTTTTTGTTCGCCGGAAATTTTCGCAATCCGGTCCCTTATCCAAATGAGAGGAGCGTCCCTATGACGCAGCCATTGACCGGCACCGACTGGAGCGCCGGCGGATTCACTGACATTCACAAGCCGTTCATCGAGCGTGGCGGCCTGCAGGCGGTGTTCATCCGCGACAATCGTGGTGCCGCGACGGACATGTCGCCGTTCGAGGATGATTGCGTGACGGTGAAGTGGTCGCCGTTCGCGCAGGACGGCAAGCTTCGCGATGACCTGTTCATTCGCCGGAAGGTGAACGGCAAGTACGAGTACAACACTGACCCGAATGAGGGTTGGTGGCACATTGGATGCAACCCCGAAGATGGTGGCGCGGAGCGTGAACCTGATGTCACCTCTGACGATCTGATGGTGTTGCAGTCGAAGTTCCCGGTCGATTCTGAGGTGACGGAGAAGTCGTACTCGGTGCGGTTCGTGGCGCTCGGTACTGCTGATCCTCTGATTCACCGGCTGGAGTCGGAGTTGCCGTTGTGTGACAACGCCGGTAATCCGCTGGTGGCTCTTCCGGGTACCCCTGACTATGGTGAGGGTCCGCTGCTGGACGCGGATTCGGCGGAGTACCAGCTGCTGCTGCTGTACGCGCGCCGCACTTCCGGCGGGTTCATTTACCGCGCTGAGGGTTACCCGGCGGTGAAGCTGGACGACCAGGCGTCGAAGCAGCGGTCGAAGACCGACCCTGACACGGCGGACCTGACGTACAAGGTGCTGCCGAATGAGTACTTCATGCGGCCCGACCCGGCGGGAACGATCGCTCTGGTTCCCGGCTACTTCTATGTGTGGATGGGTGGCCCGGGTTGGGCTGAGCAGTACTCGGACGGCAGCTAGCCGGTAAGTCGTCCTGCCGGGTGGGTTGGTTTGGGGCTGGCACCCACCCGGCAGGCACCACACAAAGCCAGCCCACCACCCAACCGCGAAGCCCCTGTATCAACCCCTTTTTGAAGGAAGCCCCTGATGTCTGTGAAGAAACCCGAGAACAATGGTGCCGCCGCGCGTGAACAGGCCACCGAGTTCGATTCGCCGTTCGCTGATCGTGTTCTGCGCTTCGATGACGGCACCACCATGACGATCCCCCCTCACCCGAACCTTCGGATGCTCGACGATGATGCGCTGGAAGCGTACGAGGCGTACCTCGAAGAGATCGAAACCTATGACCGGGAACCTGACCTGTACATCCCGGAGCAGACCGTGAAGGACCGCGACGGCAACGAGATGGTCCTGCCGGCGGAGACCCGTCCCGGCGCGGTCAAGGGGCCGCCGTATTTCAAGGACGGTAAGCGTGTGTCGCCGCCGCGTGAGGTGCGGATCGTTCAGGTCGTGCTGGGCATGGACTCCTACGAGGTGTTGCGGTCGAAGCAGATCAACGGACGTGCTGCTGGTGCCCGGGATGTGTGGCGGGCGTGGACCGAGCAAGGTTTCACGATCGCGGAACGAGCTGAGTCCGACTCGAAAAGTGATGGAAGCTCAGTGGTTCTGGAGACTGTACCCGAGGCAGATAGCGAGTGATCTGCGGCGGTTTTTCGGGCTGAGCGTCGCCGATTGGCATCAGGGCAGGTTGTCCAGTTTGGAGTTGCTGGACCTGTTCGGGGTTCGGTTCGTGGACAACGCTGAAGAACGCGTTCGGGAGTTGTATGTGGATTTCGCGCCGGTCAATGGCGCGGTGGCGCGGGCTGTTCGCGGGGGCCGCTGGTCTGAGTCGGAGTTGATCGCGGCGGAAACGTACAACGAGATCGCCCGGTTCAGGGCGTCATTCCATGCATCGAGAAGCCGTAAAGCGGCGTATGAGCCGTTCGCTTTTGAGGATCCGGTTGATCGGTTGGAGAAAGCGAAAGCGTCGGTTGAGGCGCACGAGTTGCAGCGTGAGGTTGAGGCCGATCTGTTCGGCTGGTGACGGGAGGTGAGTGTCTGATGCCGATCTATGTGGACATTATTTCTCGTCTTGATGAGCGTGCTGCTGCGGTGGCGGCGAAGAACATTGAGCGTGAGATGGAGGCGGCTGGGGCGCGTGGCGGTTCGGCTGCTGGCCGAGCGATCGGCGAGAACGTCACCAAGGAAGCTGCTGCTGCGGGCCGTAACGCTGGTGAGCAGTTGTCGCGTGAGGTTGATCGTGCGACGAAGGCTGCGGGTTCTCGCATTGTTGACGGTTTTTCGTCGCATGGTGTGTCGGCGGGCCGGGGGTTTGGGGCGTCGTTTGGTTCGTCTATGGCGTCGTCGTTGCCTGTGGCGGGCCGGTTTTCGTCTGCCCTGTCGGGGTATGAGGGTGCGGCGTCGAAGGCTGGCGCGTTGGCTGGCCGCGCGTTGGGTACCGCGTTCACTGCCGCCGCGACAGGCATCATCGGAGCAGCCAGTGTTGCCCTGTTCAAGGGTTTCGACAGGTACAAGTCTCTTGATGCGACGTCGCACCGTCTTGCCGCGATGGGGAACAGCGCTGAGCAGGTTAAGACGATCATGTCGGATATCAACGAGGTGGTTGTTGGTACTCCGATTGCGTTGGATGAGGCGGCGAAAGCGGCTACTCAGTTCCTTGCTGGTGGGGTGAAGCAGGGCCGCCCGTTGCAGGCGGCGTTGACGGCGATCGCGGACGCTGCGGGGGCGTCTGGGCAGAAGTTCGGCGACCTGGCCGTGATTTTCAACCAGGTGTTCAACAAGGGCAAGTTGCAGGCCGAGGAGATGTTGCAGCTCAATGAGCGTGGCATCAATGTTCAGGCGGCGTTGCAGAAAGAGTTCGGCCTGACGAGCGCTGAGATTCAGAAGATGTCGCAGGACGGCACGATTTCGTTCGGCATGCTTGTGCAGGCGATTGAGGGCCAGTTCGGTGGCATGTCGAAGAAGCTGGCCGACACCGTTGACGGTGCCTTGTCGAACATGAATTCCGCTGTGGGTCGTGTTGGGGCGAACTTCATTTCGGCTTTGTTTGGTGACCCGTTGGACACTACTGAGGGTCCTGGGGCGTTGGCGAAGTCGATCAACAATGTGACCGACAAGTTGAATGACTTGAACGCGTGGATCGTTGCCCACAAGGACGACATCAAGGATGCGTTCGAGGGTGCGGTTGAGACTGCGCAGGATCTGTGGGATGCGCTGTCGAGTGTGGTCGAAATGCTGGACCGGATAGGGATCAGCGTTGGTGATGTGGTGACCGCGTTTATGGCGTGGAAGGCGATCGCTGGTGTTACCGCGTTGACGCAATCTCTTTCAACGGTGAGCACTACCTTGGCGGGGCTGCCTGCGACTGCCGATAAGTCGGCTAAGGGGATTTCTGCTGCGCTGTCGCGGGTGGCGGTGCCGGCGTGGTTGGCGTTCCTGGTCGCGCAGAACGGACCTGAGATTGAGCAGGCCATTCAGGACGCGATTCCTGGCGCGGATAGCTGGAATCATTCGAACACGCCGGACCAGTTGGGGCGCAGAGCCCGTGAGTGGTGGGACCGCAACATTCAGGGCGGTACGGGGGTTGATCCGCAGCCGTCTCCGCTTCCTCAGCTTGGCGGCGGGTCTGGACCTGGCACGCCAACGGTTGGTGGTATCCCGATACCGGGGCTTGCTGATCCGAACTCGAACGGTCCAGCGTCCCCGTTCGGTAACCTTCCCGGTCAGGTTCCATTGGATGTTTCCGTGGAGGACCGACGCGGGCGCCGTGGCGGTGGTGGTGCTGCTGCGGATGCGGGTCCTGATGGTCCGTTGGCTGATTTGTTTCCGGGCGCTGCGGGTAGTGCCGGCGGGTCGTCGTCGTCTGGCCCGAAGTTGCCGGATGCGCCGGTGTTGCCGTATGACACGACGTTGCCGCCGGGGATTCCTGGCATGCCGCAGGACGCTGCCGTGTTCTCCGCTGAATCGTCGTATCTGGATGCCCGCCACAAACTGGCGGAGAAGCGTGCCCGCGCAGCCCAGTTGGAGCAGTCCACCGAGGCGACTGAAGAGGACCGGCTCAAGGCCCGTAACGATGTGATCGAAGCGGAACGTGACCTTCAGGCCGCCGAGATGCGCATGTCGGATGCGCGGGCGAATCAGTACGAGAAGTTGACGAAGCAAACCGATCAGCATGCCAAGGATTTGGGGCAGATCGGTGCCAAGTTGGATCAGGATTTCGGTATCTCGAAGGGTTTGGCGGGGATCGCGGAGAACATCACGAAGTTTGTGGCGAACCTTGCTGCTGCCCCGTTGTTGGGGCAGTTGCAGGCCATTTCGGCCTATAACCCCACTCAGGGCGGTCACGGTTTGATGGGTGTCCTTGGCGCGCAGGGCGTGTTCGGTCCGCAGTACCAGAACAACCAGTACGACCGGGGTTCTTACCCGTCGGGCGGTGCGACCGGTGTGTCGATGACGGCTCTCCCTGGTTCGCCGTCCGCGACGCCAGGCCAGTCGGCGCGCGACTATGCACGCAACGTGATGATTCCGTTCTGGAAGAGCATGGGTCTCACTGTTGGCGATCATGCACCTGACCAGTACGGCGAGCACGGTAACGGCGCGCTGGACATCATGGTTCCGAACAAGGCTGTCGGGCAGCAGGTTTTGCAGCAAGTCCTCAACGATCCGAATGTGTACGGCGCGATCTTCGACCGGCACTCTTACGGATACGGGCATGGCCCTCAGGGCAAGTTGATGGAGGATCGGGGCAGCCCAACTCAGAACCATGAGGATCATGTGCACGCCTGGTACAAGCCGGGTAATCCGAACAACATCAACCCGTCTGGTTCTGGCGCCGCGGTGTCTGTGCCGACGGTGGCTGTTGCCGCGCCGTCCGCTGCCGCGTTCTCCGGCTCTGCTGGTGGCCCGGTGCCGGTGACGGTGACGAACTGGCCCGCTCAAGGTGCCGGTGTTGGTGTGGCTGTCCCCACCGGCGGCGGGGCCACGGGCAGTTCCGCTCCGGCATCGGGAAGCCCCGTGTCGGGCACCGGTGCAGGTCCGCTGCCAGGTCCGGCCCCGGTGTCGTCGGGTGCGTGGGCGCCGAACCCGGCGCCGCTGCCCACCACCGGAGGCGGTGGCGGCCCGATGGCCCAGGGTGCGCCACAAGGACTGTTCGCCGGCGGCCCAACAAACACCACCAACATCGGCGCGAACGTCGCACCGTATGCGGGGTCCGGTTCCGGTGGGATCGGCATGGACGGTGGCGGCGCGCTCGGAATGGCGGTGCAGGCCGGCGGGATGGCGTTGGACGCGATGGCACCCGGCGCGGGTCAGGCCGCTCAGACCGGGGTGAAGCTGATCAACCGTGCCATCGAGTACGGCGGCCAGGTCGCCGCGATCGGCGCCCAAGGGTTGATGGAAACGTTCCTGCCCACGGGTGGATCGGATTTGGCGAACAACAACTGGATCACCCGCATCGCGGGTGGTTTGGCGGGTGCGGCCCCGGCGTTGCCGAACCTTGCCGGTCAGGCGTCCCAGCAGCGCAAGGACATCGACCCGCAAGCCACAGGCCAGGGCCAAACCCAAGTCAACCAGGGCGACACCAACATCACGGTCAACAACCAGCGTGCCACCGAAGACGGCACCGGCCGCGACATCGCCTATCACCTGCAAAACCAGTACGTCATGCCGGGAGGGTAAATGGCTAAGAAGCATTACCCCGCAACGGATGTAACCCCCCACGGCTGGTACCACCTTGCCAAGGGTGAGAAACCCATGATGTGGCTCGACGCCTACGACAAGTCGATCACCTTCCACATGATGGGCGGGCTAGCGGTCCCCGAGCGGGTCACAGCACCCGAGATGGTGCACCTCACGTCCCTTAAGGGACTGGTCCCGCCGTGGAAACACATCGACCAAAAGGGCGCTACCGAAGACGGCATCACCAACATTGATGCGCTCTACGACCCGATCGAGGTCGAGGTCGGGGTGGAATGCCGCGGCCGGTCGCCGAAATGGACTCGCCGCGTCTACCGGGATCTGATCGCGTCGATCGACGCCAAACAGGAATCCACCCTGAACTTCCTCACCCACGACATGGGTCATTGGTGGGCACCGGTCAGGTGGTTCCAAGGCGCGCCGCAAGCACCGTTGGAGATCGGGAAGCGGCAGCGCGAAAGTCTTCGTCTGCGGGCCGATTCGGGGTTCTGGCGGACGTACGACTACACGGCGAGTTTCCAGTTCGACTACGAGTCGATGACCGACACGTTCAACTACGACACCACGAGCAGTCAGGACCTCGGCGCGGATTGGCCGCTGTACTACGAAGGTGACGGCGGCGGATACATCTACGCCAATGGTGACCAGGCGAGGTGGCGGGACGATCCGGATGATCCTCTGACCACCGAAACCCGAGAAGTGGTGTGCGGCCCGTACAAGGACTTCGACACTGACACCGACAACCAGGTTGTGTCGATGGTGCTTGGTGGGTTTCAGGAGTGGAGTGTCCCTGATAGTGGGGCGAATGACCTGTGGGCGCGCATGGGCCGCGACAGCAACGGCGACTGGGACGGTAACGGTGTCCGCATGCGGGTGCAGGGCAACTGGATCAAACTGTCGAGGTTCAACAACTTCTCGCAGACAGTGATGTTCCAACGGCCGCTGCTGGTGGCCCCGCTGATCGGGGAGAAGTTCACCCTGGTAGCGGGTTATGAGGGTAATCCCCGCATATTCAAGGTGTTGCGCAACGGGTTGCCGATCCTGTCGCACAAGGAAACCGGCACCGGTAGTGAACTCGGGCCGGACTATCGGGGCATCGGGTTCGGTATGCAGGCCGGTGGCGCGTTGATCACCCAGGCAACACCAGCTCCGGTGCGTAAGGTCTCCGCGGGCGACAACGCGAACGTCACCCAATCAGGTTTTGTGCCGATGGTGAACGTTGGTGACCAGCCGATGTATTGGGATGCCACACTGTTCGGTCCTGGCACGTTCCGGTTGTACGACGGCCCCGGTGCGGATGAGTATGTGGAGTTCGGCCCGCTGCTGCCGAATCAGATTGTGTTCCTGCGTACTGATCCGCGTTCGCAGACCACGCTTGTGCAGGATTTGACGTCGGTTCCGCCGTCGCCGCAGGAGCTGAACATTTTTCAGCAGGCCGTGAAGTCGTTGTTGTCGTTCTTCTCTGAGCAGAACGCGTTCACCGATCAGATCGGGTCGATGTTCGGGATTGTTCCGCCGCAGGGCAACTTTTACAAGTATCTGTCGGGGCGGTTCAGTGAGAACGCGGCGATCCCGGCGAAGTCTCCTGGTGAGCCGGCGCAGCAGTTCTTTGTGAAGACAGAAATTGTTGGTGGTAACGCGGATTCGAAGGTGATTCTTTCGGGGACGCCGTTGCGCCGCTACCCAATGTAGTTCACCTGTTTGACGGCCCCGTGGTTTTTCTGGCTCGGGGGCTGAATTGGTGATGCCCGGAAAGGAGGGGTGACGGTTGTCGAAGTTTGAACGCGAAACCGCCGCATGGCAATCTGCCCTCCAGTCCGGCGACCCGAACCGTATAGCTGTCACCGCTCGGACGTTGGCGGAACGCAAATCGAAGGTAGACACGTCGTTCAGGTTCACGGTGTGCGACAAATTCTGGCAGCCGATGGGATCGGTTGGTGGCGACCTGATCGAGGCGTCGGGCGCTGACCCGCGCAATGATGTGGAAACAGGGCGGATCGTACTCAAAGGGAACAGTCCCCTCATCCCTTTGTTCATGGACTGCAAAAAGACGATGGTCGGTGTGATCGTCGAGACCGCTGGTTTGCGGTACGCGTTCTACACGAAGAACCACACCTACGAGTACCGTGACAGCGCATGGACTGGCACCGCTGAACTGCGCGGTATCCGCGACATCCTCAACTATTACGTGATTTGGCCGTCGTGGTGGCTGCCGATTCAGGCGCAGCCGTTCTCGCACGCGGTGTTCGTGTGGGCGTTGCAAACCGTCGTTGAGAACATGGTCGCAGAGTGCGCTCTGCGGTTGCAGTCCGGGTGGCTGGAGTTCATCAACAACGGCTTGTCGTTGAACCCGGATGTGCGGGCATGGTTCGGCACCGTGCTGCAAGCCCTGTCGCGTGATGGGCTGTCGGTGAAGGCGTTTACCCGCATGCTGCGAACCCCGGTGTATGTGTCACGCACCAATCCGCTGTTGGACACGTCGCCGATGGTCGCGCGGACAGTGCGGATGGAAACCGTGCAGGCCGTCATCAAGGACGTTACCCAGTCGTACGGTGTGGATACCCGTATGGATTTGTGGCTTCCGGGTGATCCGCAGCCTGACCGGTGGGCGAACCTTGACCAGCCTACCTACGTGTTCTCGACCGCGGACCGGTCGCAGATCACTGGCCCGACGAAAACCGTGCTGGATTCGGTGCTGCGCACCACGATTGACTTGGGCGGGTCGCTGGGGGACATTTTCAAACCTGTCATCAAGCAGGTTCCCGGCATGGACGGCGTGTTTTATGCGCCGGCGCTGGGTGTGGATTTCGAGCAGCCGTACGCGTATTTCGTTGCGCCTGAGCCGGGTGAGGACACCGGTATCGATGCTTGCACGATCACTGACCACACACCGGAGGGTTGGCAGCACATCATTGGTGGCCGTTCCCCAAAGTGGTTGAACGACCTGATGAATGCCACCTTCGCATGGCTGATCGACTCGCTGATGATTGTCGTCGGATTCACCGGCATACCGTCCGATCTGCTGTCGGGGTTCCTGAACAACAGCTTCCTGGCGTTCCAGTTGATTCAACACTACGACCGCCGCGACGAAGTTGGGCCGTACCATCCGGCGATCGAGCGGTTCTATCCGACTGCCTCAGCGCCGTACAACATCGAAACGGTGTTCGCGTTCATCAATGCTTTGTTTGATTCGCAGGGCAAGACGACGGCGACGGTGCAGTTCCGTAACGGTGCCCAGTATGCGTTGGGTCGTGACGTTTTTCGCGGCGGTCTGATGTCGCTGGTGTTCATGTCACGTACCCGCATGGTGACTGACTACATCGAGAACGTGATGTGGCGGGTTACCCAGGATGAGCGGAAGGTTCTCCTGCAAATGGGGGATGGCCGTAAGTCGGAGGCTCCGCTAGCGAAGCATCAGCGGTTCATCACGGGGATTTTTGAAACGTTGTCGGTTCTCACGCTGTCACCGCAGGGATAAGCGTCCCCAATCCTATTTCTTCTGCAACTCGCCCTATTTGAATGGAGCGTGCCCTAATGTCGTGGCCTAAGAACCCCGCTGGGACTCATTACTTGTTTGAGGGAATCGTGGAGATTCCTGTCGATCCGACTGCTGGCGCGGCGATCCTCCAGTTGCGGCCGAAGGGCGGGATCGGTGTTGGCGTGCCCGCGATCGAGAAGGGCGACCCGGGTGTTCCGGCCACGTTCGATACGACAGTGAACCTGACGGAGCTGGACCCGGATGATCCGACTCCGGCGGAGGCTTCGTTCACTGAGATCACCCCGCCTGGAACATCGACGCCGGGTGTGTACCGGTTGAACCTCGCCCTGCACGCGGGAGCTAAAGGCGCGGATGGTGAGGCGGTGTGGGACCCGACGGATGTGGACCCGTCCCCAGTCGCGGGGCAGGTGCCGGTGGTGAACTCGACCGCTGACGGGTTCGTGTTGGCGGCGCAACGTGTTGGGGATCGGTATGTTCCAGCGTCGATCAACAACACAGCTTCGGGTAATGCGAACTCGACTCTGGCCCAGGTGTCGATCCCGGCGCAGCCGTTCGATTGGCGGCCGCGCGTGCAGGGCTACACGGTCGTCACCGGTGAGGGAGCCGATGTGAGGGTTGATCTGGTGGCCCGTCTGAACGGTGAGACTGGCGGCAACGTGATCGGCCGGTGCCCCGGTGTGGCGCAATCGGAGCGGCTGATCCTGGTGGCGGGACCTGCGGCGGGTTCATCGGATGGGTTTGACCGTGTGACGGCCGGTACACCGGCGACGATCTATTTCCGGTGTGAACGGCAAGCGGGTTCGGTGACGTACACGACTTCCGCTTCTACGTCGATGTTTTCGGTTGAGGTTCTTCCGCTGTCATGACGTCTTCGTTTGATCCGTTGCCGGAGTGGGCTCATGCGGTGCCGTCTGAGCCGGGTATTCACCCGGAGCAGTCGGCGTTGCAGTGGCAGCGGCCGTTCACTGTTCAGCAACTGCTTGAGATTGGTGAGCAGTTCATTGAGCAGTTTTTGGCGTGGGTGGTGCGCGCTGTTGCTGGAGTGTTCATCCCTGGTGAGGCGTCGTTCGACCAGTTGCGTGATTGGGCATTGAACATCCCCATCCTCGGCGACATCATCAACCTGATCAACGATATTTTGTCACCGATATTCGGTGGTATCGATTTCTCTGACGGTGTTCAACCGTCCGAGGTGTGGGAGACGGTCACCCGGGTTTTCATCGAGCCATTGAACCTGTTGATCGGGCCGCGGTCGTTGCTGGCGCAGTTGTTCGGCCAGTTGGGGCGGGCGCAGTCCATCAACTTGTTGTCGGCGGGCGAGTTTGCTTCCGGTTCGATCACGAGTGACGCCGGCTGGTCTATCGATGCGGACAAGTCGCGCAGCAGTGACGGTTCGGGTGCTGCGAAGATCGTTGCGGATGGCACACAGAAGGCGATTCACAGCGAAGACGTGATCGCGGTGGCGCAGGAGTTCACCCCGAAGGTGTTCATTGCGCATGAGGGGTATGTGGGTTCGGGTGTTGCTGTCCGGTTGCAGGTGATTCCGCACCGCGGCGATGTGACAGATGAGCCTGTCGATGTGGCGACCTACACGCCGAGTGCGGCGGATGTGGAGTGGCCGGGTGTTGAGCTGTCGGGGATGTATGAGCCTGCTGAGGGTGTGACGGGGGTTCAGGTCCGGATCCTGGTCACTGAAACCGCCACTGGTGGAACGTTTTATTTCGATGATGCGTCGGCGTCGCAGAACACCCGGTTGAAGCAGGATTGGGTGGACGGTTTGCCTGACGTTCTGCAGAACTTGTTGGGCCGGATCGATCTGCTCATTGAGACGATCATCAACACTCTTAGGGGCACGGTCGGGGCGATTCTGAACCCGTTTGAGGAGTTGGTGGAGGCGTTGACGGCGATCAACCCTGCCAACATTTTGGGGTCGTTGGGTGCCGGCAATATCGCTGAGGCGATTCAGGATTTCTTGGACCATCTCGTTGGCGGGTTGGTGGGTCAGCACGGCACGGGGGCGAGCCTCCCGGACTTGTTTAACACGATCCTTCAGGTGTCGTCGAACGCGGCGCAGGGGGCGTTTGCGTGGCTGCTGGCGGGGATCTCCACGAACAAGCCGGTAGATAAGGGTTTGTTGCCTTCGGGGGACGCGAATTATCCGTATTCGAATACGAATACGTGGCTTCCGGTGACGCAGAACGCGACGCTGGCCATCACCTATCGTGCCGCCAAGTCGGAGCCGATTGGTGTGATCGGCTGGCTCGGCAAGGGATCGCAGGACATCACCGCGTGCTACGCCAATGTTCGCAAGATCGACAAGGCTACGGGTGCGCGTGGGCTGGTGCATCACTCACCGAACCTGGTGTCGCTGCTGCCTCCGGGTGACACAACCGGCTGGGTGTACTACCAGCTTGACGAGGCGCTGCCCCGCGAGATCAGCGACGAGTTCGAGGTGCAGGTTGTGATCGTCGGGTCGGGCACGCACTACATCCGCGGCTACGACGAAGAGGATGACATTCCTGATCATCCGTATGCGAATGTGAAGTCGACGGCGGCGGTGCGCGACGAGACGACCAATCCGGACAACCCGCCGTTGGTGATTGCGAAGTCGGCGGTGGTGCGGTCGGCGAAGGTGCCGTGGATTGAACTCGCCGTCGATACAGGTTCGGGTTCTGATCATTACGACCCGATGGTTCTTTACTTGGGCACGAATGAGACGACGATCGCGAAGCCGAAGTGGGCGAACGCGTTTGACCTGTTTGGTGTTGGCGGTTCGGGTGCTGGCCGGCAGGCGTCTTTGACGCTGTTCGGTGAGGGCGGCTGGCCTGGTAAGCCGAACGGCGCGACTTTCATTGAGGGTGAAGACTTCGAGGCCGATGAGGACGTGATCATTTCCCTGATTCCGGGCACGCCGGGTGCTGGTGGTACTGGTGTGGGCGGCAATGGCGGCGACACTGTGTTTTCGTTCGAAACGTCGACCGGTATGCACGAGTTGCGGTGCGAGGGCGGCGCGGGTGGTGATTCGCTCGGTTTGATCGGGAAGCCGATCGGCCGTGGCTACCCGGAACCGTTGGAGTACAACGGCGAGCAGTATTTGGCGGGCGGGCATCAGAAGGTGCCCAGTGGTGGTGGTATCGCGCCGGGTGGTGGCGGCAATGGCGGGGACCGGTTCCTCAACCATGGCGGCCCTGGTGCTCCTGGTGGTGGCTGGGTGAAGTTTTACCGCCGCGCGGTGGATGCACCTACCCCGGAGCCGGTTGATACGACGCCGCCGACGCCGCCGACGACTGAGGTTGTGCGGAAGTCGTTCTCGACTATCACGGTGCGAGCAGTGGGGAGCACAGACGAATGAGCGTTGCCTCCTACAACGTGTATAACGCGGACACGGATCAGAAGCTCAACGAGCAGCCGATTCCGATTGATCAGGATTGGGATTGGACTGGTCTGGCGTCTGGCACCCCGTACCGAATCTATACCCGCACGATTGATCAGGCCGGCAACATTTCTGATCCTGGCCCGGTCACTGAGGAGACGACTGAACAGTTCACTCCCGATTCGGAGATGGACCCTGCCGATAAGGCGGTCATCGATCAGATTTTCACGGATGCGATGGCCGCCGGGGCGGGACCTGGCCTGATTTGGTACATCTCGGGGCCGAAGGGCACCTATATTGGCGCGCGCGGTTCGGCGGGGAAACGCCCCATCACTGTCGATGATCATTTCCGGATAGGTTCTGCGACGAAACCGTTCGTGGCGGTCGCGGTGTTGCGTTGTGTTGATCAGGGGTTGTTGTCGCTGGAGGACACGATTGACCAGTTCGACACCGACCAGTACAAGTTGAGTGATATTCCGAACGCCAGCAAGATCAAGGTTCGGCACCTGCTGATGATGCGGTCGGGTGTGTTTGATGAGCAAAAAGACCTCGGCATGTTGTTGCGGTTGGTGTTGTTTCCGACGATGGAGTTCAACGAGCAGGCGCATTTCAACATCGCCAAGGGCAATCCGCCGATGTTTGAGGTGGGCACCGACTTTTATTACACCAACGCCAACTATGTGCTGTTGGGTCTGATTGTGCAGGCGGTGACGGGCCGAAACATCCGCAACGTGGTCATTGAGGACATGTTCGAGCCGTTGGGTTTGACGGAAACGTCGTGGCCGACAACGTCGAAGATGCCTGAACCGTATGCCACGGGGCATGGTGGCGGCGCGGGTGGTGATCCGACAGTCATTCACCCGTCGTTCGCGTATGCGGCGGGTTGCATCGTGTCGACGATTCATGATCTGCATAAGTGGGTTGAGGCGCTGCGGGATCGGGTTCTGTTGTCACCCGAAACGCATGAGGTGTGGATGTCGACGTTCTGCCCGATCGGCATGCAGCCGGACTTTGGGGCGCCGCCGCAGGTGGGTTACGGGCTGGGCCTGTATGACTTCGGCGAGTGGAAGGGCCATGCGGGTTCGTGGCCTGGCTACGAGTGCTCGCCAACATGGCACCCCGAGACCGGTGCGATTGTGTGCATTGCGGAGAACTCGCAGACGACGGGCACCGACAAGATGACAGTGTCGACGTTTTCGCGGATGTTCCCGCAGATCGCCGAGTTCATGCTGCCCGGTTCGATGGCGGCGAAGGAATACACGTCGTGTTCGGTGGCTGCGGACCCCAGGGCGTTTCCGATGGCGCCGGCCAGTTTGGGTTATGGCGGGGTATCCGAGGCGCTGACGGGCAGCGGGGCGGTGTCGAAGCCGTTCACCGCGGCGGTGGGTGCGGATGTGTTCGCTTTCGTGAACTGGGATCGTCAGGGTTCTATTCCGGTCGTCAAGTACGGCGGTGTGGACATGACACGTATCGCGGTGGCGTATCACAACAATGATGCCCAGTACGGTGGGCAGGCCCTGTACCGGTTGGCGGGCGCGGGCACTGGTGTGTCGAAGACGCTTGCGGTTTCGGGTGCTTCGACGTGGATCACGGGGTTTGGTGTGTCGTTTGGCCCGGTGTCGGGTGTGTCGTCACCTTCGGTGAATTTCGGGTTTGGGACGGTGCATTCGCATTCGGTGGCGGCGCAGCCTAGTTCGATTACGTTGCAGGCGTTTTCGGGTGCGTATGGTTCGTCGCAGTTGGGGACGGTGTCGGGTGGTCGGAATCGGGCTCGGTTTGTGGGTGTGTCGCCGCAGTTGGTGGTGAATACGGCGTTTCAGTCGGGTGCGGTGTCTGCGTTGTCGCCGACGGCGAATCGGTGGTCATCGATCGCGGTCGACATTCAGATCGCCCAGGACGTGGATTTGAAGCCGTTGCCGCGTGTCCTGCCTGTGACTGGTGGTCAGCCGCAGGTGTTGATCGATGTGGCGAACAAGGTGCTCACCCCGTCGCCCGCGGCGCTGCATGTTTCGGGTGGTCGTCCTGGTGGTTCGGCGCTCACCCCGGAGGGCGCGGTGCTGTCCGTCGCGGGCGGCCAGCCGGGTATCGAGGTGAAGGCCGCGTTTGAACCGTTCGTGGAGGAGAACGTGAATCGCACCAACGCCCCGGTGCCGGTGGGCACTACGGGTGCGTGGGTGCGCCTGGGCGGCGCAGGCGGTGGCGGCGGCTCTGGTCGACGCTCGAACTCGGGGTACCGCTACGGCGGCGGTGGTGGCGGTGGCGGCGCCTACATCGATGTGTGGGTGCCGGTCGAACTGATGGGGCCGACGTATTCAACGACACGCGGCCTCGGCGGCGCAGGCGGCACCAAGGCGTATTCTGGTGACGGCAAGGACGGCGCCGGCGGCGGCGCGTCGACGTTCACCTCGGGTGGTGTGTCGCTCACCGCGAACGGCGGACAAGCCGGTAAGAAGGGCACCAACTCGTCGAGCAGTGGCGCGCGCGGCCTCGGCGGCACCGCTGTCATCACCGGCATCACTGCAACGGGGTTTTCCGGCGGCAACGGCGGCAACGGCGGCAGCAGCCCCACCAGCGGCCAGAGCCGCACCAACGGTGCAGGCGCTGGCGGTAAGGGTGGCGGCGGCAAGAAGTCCAACGACCAGACCTTCAACGGCGGCAGCAACGGCACCAGCGACGGCCCCGCCGGTAATGGCGGGTTCGGATCGTCGGGCGGCAGCGGCACTGGCAGCGACGCCGGTGACGGTGGAGACGGCTACAACCGCATCGAGTGGTCCAACCTTCCGAATGGGGGTGCGTGATGCCCGGATGGATCGTTGAAACCATCATCACCCCCGCCCCGGCGGCGATGACTGTCGCCGGGGGCCAGCCCCCGGTAGAGGCGACGCAGCATGTCCTGCTGCAACCCGCCGCAGCCGCCCTCACCATCACCGGCGGGCAACCCCTCTCCGGTCCGGTCGCAATCCCCACCGCCACCACACTCACCATCACCGGCGGACAACCACAGATCCGGCAAGCCCGCATCCTCGAACCCAGTGCCACCACACTCACCATCACCGGCGGCCAACCCGTTGTCACCCAAGCTACGCGGCTCACACCGGCCGCGGCGGCGATGACCCTCACCGGGGGGCAACCCGTTGTCACCAGTAAGGCGCCGGCCGCGTACCAGGCGGTCGGCGCCGGAGTGAGCACCTCGGGCAGCCCGTCTCTGTCGTTCACCGCCGCGGCGGGGGCCGATGTGTTCGCGGTGATCAACTGGGATCGCTCGGGTGGCGGTGTCTCGACCATCACATACGGCGGCGTAGCCATGACCCTGGTGGCCAGCTTCAGCCACAACAACACCTCCGCCAACGGTGGTGTCTCCATCTACCGACTGGCCGGCGCAGGAAACGGCGCAGCAAAAACGCTCGCCACCACCACATCCGGCCTGGCCTGGTACTACCTCAACGCCATCTCATTCACCGACGTCGCCACAGTCGGAACCGCCACCGCAACATACGGATCCAGCACGGTGGCCTCACAAACGATCACCGCCCCCACCAACGGGGTGATGCTGATGGTGGCGAGCTCGGGTGCGGGCGCAGGATGGGCATACGACTTCACTGCGTTCTCAGGGCAGACCAACAGGTTTCACGCCACATCAAACGCCACCTCACTGGCGTTGTCCACCGCCACCGCATCCGGCGCGACTAGCGCGACTGCCGCCGCGGCGCAGGCGTGGACTGTCGTTTCGATTCCGCTGAGTTAACCCAACAACCCCCCTTCGAAGCCCACCAGAAATCCTGGTGGGCTTTGCCATTTGAAAGGAAACCCCCATGGCCGCAGGCACCTGGACACTACCCGCAGCAGCCCGCAAGATGCTGCTCGACGGCACGTTCGACCTCGACTCCGACACCTTCAAAGTCGCCCTCGTCACCTCGTCATCCAACATCGGTGCATCGTCCACCACATGGGCGGGTGTCACCGGTGAAGTCGCCAACGGCAACGGCTACACCACCGGCGGTGTCTCCGTCACCCTCACCCTGACGGGCACCACAAGCGTGGCAGTGTCATTCGCCACCAATCCGGTGTGGACCGCGTCCGGGTCGGGGATCACCGCACGCTGGGCAGTGCTGTACGAGGTCAGCGGCAACGTGCTTGCTTATGTCCTTCTCGACGCCACCCCCGCCGATGTGAGCGTGGCTTCCGGCAATACCCTGACGATCGATTCGGACGGGACACCTTCGCCGATCTTCACCCTCGCCTAGTCCTCTCGGAATGGCACATCGACATGATGTACTTGCCCTCGAAGGGGGTCGATCCACGCAACGAGTTCGTACCAACCCGAGCAGGCTAGGCATTCGTCTTCGTCATCGTCGAGGGGGCACTTATGGGGCCATGCCCGATCCAGATCAACCGCGATCGCGCCAACGGGGATCTGCGGATTCATCCGGTACCTGTTTAGGGCCGGGGGTGGATTCACGTACACGGCCGCGTCGGGGTAGCGATCGTGGATCTCGTTGGCAGCGGCTAAAAATTCCTGTGGGGTCATCGCGTCCCTCGGCGGATCTGGGATACGCGTTGTCTGCTCTTGACGCCGAGAGCGTCGGCTACCTGTTCCCAGTGGATACCAGCGTCTAGGGCCTTGTTAACGAGTTCGCGGATGTCGTCCTTGAGGGTGTCCTGTTGTCGCCGTTTGGCGCGGATCTGTTCGAGCAGATCGTCGTGGTCCATAAATCGAAGTCTAGCATTGCTTGACAAGCTGTCTAGCATTGCTAGACTCGAGTCATCAACTTGAGACACCGCCCGGCGGGGCGAAAGGCCTGAGAAACCAACCCCGCCAGGCGGCCCACCCCCAACAAGGAGGCCCACCAATGCTACGCAACACCATCGCAACCATCACAGCCGCCCTCACCCTCGCACTCCTCACGCCCGCCGTCGCAGACGCCGCACCCAAACACTGCGACAACCACGGCACCGGACACGGCATGATCTACAAACACGCCTGCGCCACCGGCTCCGGTGGGGCGGGGGCTGACTGGCAGATGGTGAAGAACGCGGACGGCACCCCGAAGACCGTCATGAAAGACGGCAAGGAACACAGGCTGTACAAGTGCAAGCGGCACTGCGGCGGTGGACGCTACGCCAAAACCACCACGGAGCCCTGGTGACCGGCCATGAACAGGATCCACATCGCCAGCCACGGCCCCGCCGGCTGGAACGCCACCATCCTCTTCACCGCAGGAACCGTCTACACCGTAGCTGACGACCAAGGCCGCAAACACCTCATCGACACCTCCCGCGTCACAGTCAGGAGGCTGTCATGACCAAACGAGTAGCGGGGGCGATCGGAACCGGACTCCTCGGAGGCATCGCACTCACCGGACTCATCTCGTGGATGTTCGCCACAGGACATCCAGCGATCGACTTCTTCATCGAACGCGACACCCTCTTCTACATCTGAACAACCCCCCACAGAAACCCCGCCACCACGAGGTGCGCGGGGTTTCTGCATTGAAAGGACCCCCCCGACATGGACCGTCTCGGAATCATCCTGCTCAAACTGCTCGGGCCGCTCGCCGACAGGATCGCTGACCGCATCGCCGACAGGATCACCGAGAACCTGCCCGATCTGTCCGATTTGGATGATCAGATCGTCGCGAAACTCCCCGACCTGTCCAACCTTCCAGAACAGGTCATCGGAATCATTGACGGCGCGCTCCGCTCCATCCCCGTTCTCGGCGGAATCCTCGGGAGCAAACGATGAGCTTCACCTGGTTCGCAGACAAGCCGCTACGCACCCGCGAACAAGTCGCCCGCGAAGTCCACGCCGTCTCCCTAGCCCGTGGCCTCGATGAACTCGCCACCGTCATTGCCCTGATGACCATCTCCACCGAGGTCGGCACCGGAACCGGTGATGACCGCAAGTGGTGGTGCCCCGCCAACGACCGCGTGCCCGCCACGAAGAACTACCCGCACGACTCCCGCAGTGACGACAACCGATCGTCGGGCTACTTCCAGCAGCAACCCGGCCCGAACGGCGAACCGTGGTGGGGCACACCCGAAAACATGATGACCCTGCCACAAGCAGCCAACACGTTCCTCGAACGACTCTCCGACGACTACAGGCGCGCCGCCAACAACCCCAGGTTGGCCGGCGAGTTCGCGCAGCGAGTCCAGCAATCCGCATTCCCTGACCGGTACGCCGACAAATGGGACGAAGCCTGGTCGGTGCTGCGACGTGCCCTCAACGAAACCACACCGGAGGAACCTGTGACCGAAAACCGGCCCGCCTATAACGAGTTTCCGATCTGGTCGGCCAACAACAGTTCCCGCAGCGGCAAGCCGACCATGTTCCTGATCCACACCCAGGAAGGTGGTGGTGGGGACGCTGCCGCCGAGAACTTGGCGAAGTGGTTTCAGAACGGCAATGGCGTCTCCTACCACTACACGATCTCTCAGGCGTCCGATGGTGGTGTGACGGTGGTGGATTGCGTCGACACCGACCGTGCTGCCTGGTCTGTGGGCAACGCCAACAGCATCAGCATCAACCTGTGCTTTGCTGGGTCCCGCGCTGCCTGGTCGCGGGATCAGTGGATGAAGCAGTCCAACGCGATCGACGTCGCCGCATATCTGGCGGTGCAGGACGCGAAGAAGTACGGCTTCACCCCGCTCGTGGTTCCCCCGCCGTATACGAATGGCCGCCCGGGCATCTCGGATCACCGGTGGGTGACCGACGTGTTCAAGTGGGGCACCCACACCGATGTTGGTGCCAACTTCCCGTGGGACTACTTCACCGAACGCGTCAACCACTGGGCGGCTGGCGGCAAGACCGAACCTGAACCGCCCAAGGTGAAACGCTTCCCGGACGACTGGACCGATCGCGAACTCGCCGTGGAGACCTTGCGTCAGCAGCGTGGCTACACCCTGAACGGCTGGCCGCAGCTCGGCGGCCGCACAGTGGTGGACGTACTGGGCGCGATCGGCGCGAAGCTCGGCGTCGAAGGCTGCTACGACGTCAAGGGCAAGTCCTGATGCGCATCGACGGGCAATATGTTGGTCTTGGGCCGGGTGATTCGTCCGAGGAAATCCGCCGGATCAAGACGTTCATGCGAAAGAAGTTCGCCTCCTACGCGGGCGATTTGGCCGACACCCCGCTCTACGACGAGCAGATGACCGCCGCAGTCGCCGAAATGCAGGCCCGCTACAACACGGCAGGACAGCTCGCGTCCGGCCTGTACATCCCCGGAATCATCAACGCCGAAACCAAGTACGTCATGGGCTACCTACCGCGCCCCGTCGTGGACACCCGGCCCGTGCTGATCACCGTGTGCGGCACCGGCGTTCCCTGGTGGATCGGCCCAGACGCCGACACCGCCCGCGCCGTCGAAGACAAATACCTGTGGCAACCCATCGGATACCCAGCAGCACCATTCCCGATGGGCAAATCCATTGCCGCCGCCATCACCGAAACCCACAACCAAGCTAACCGGTGGCGCGAACGCATCGAAACCCACGGCGCCGCCCTGGCAGGCTATTCCCAAGGCGCGGTAGTGGTTTCCGAACTGTGGATGAACCACATCGCACCCGAAACCGGCTCCCTGCATTGGATGAAACCGCACATCGAGAAAGCCGTGACGTGGGGCAACCCGAACCGCGAACTCGGACACGTGTGGGCCGATCACGGCGGCTCACCAATGGCCCCATCCAACACCCAAGGCGTCTCATCGAACGGCATGCGCGACACCCCGCCGTGGTGGCGCGACTACGCACACCAAGGCGACCTGTACGCCTGCACCGAACCCGGTGACACACAAGAGGTCCGCAACGCCATATGGCAGATCGTGCGCGACCTGGACCTGTTCACCGGACCCGATTCGCTACTCGCCCAAGTGGTCGAACTTGTGCAGGCACCGCTACCGGAAACGATCGCGATCACCAAAGCGTTGTTGGACGCCGGCATGTTCTTCGCGAAACGCACCGGCCCGCACGTGGACTACAACGTCCAGCCCGCCATCGACTACCTACGCACATAAAGGGGGACCACCTGATGTTGACACGTTCGTTTTGGATCGACGCCGCCGAACGCGCGGCCCGCACGTTCGCCCAAACCGCGATCGCCACACTCGGCGCGGGCGCGGTTGACCTACTCGCCACCGATTGGGTGTCAGTGCTGTCAGTGTCCGGCGGCGCCGCAGTGGTGTCACTGCTGATGTCTATCGGCGCGGAACGCCGCGGCAACCCCGGAACAGCTTCTGCGACTAGAGCGGTCACTGCCGCATGATGTGGGAATCGGTGCGCGAAGCAATGGACGCCGCGTACCAGCCCGACGATGGTATCGACCTGATAGGACTGCTCATCATCGGTTTACCTTCCACGATCGCAGCGATCGGAACGGGAATTGTCGGTGTCCTCACTGTTCGAGGGCAACGCAAGGGCCGGGAACGTGCCCGACAGATCGACGCGAAAACCGATGAGATTCACGAGCAGACCGTCAACACCCATGACACCAACATGCGTGACGACCTCGACGAGATACGCGATCTGGTGCGGGACGGATTCAAACAAGTCCAGCGGGACATCAGTGGACTGAGGGAGGAACTGCGAACCGAACGCCTCGAACGCATCGAAGGCGACAAGCGACGCGACCGATGAAACACCGGGAAAGGGAACACCGAATGTCACTCTTGGCCGATCTTGCAGGTTTGGAGCTCCGCACCTGCCCCGCATGTGATTGGGTTGGTGCCCGGTCGAAACAGGAACGCGCAGAGATCAAATCCTCGTTGGAGTCCGCGAAACGCGGCGACGTCAGATTCACCGACATACTGCGGGTCCTCGTCAAACACGGCATGCCAGACATGAATCCAACAGCGTGGCGGCACCACGCGAGGAACCATCATGTCCCTGACTAGCGACCTTCGCCAGGTGCGCATCGCCGAAGGTGTGCGCAACAAAATCCTGATCCTCGACGTTGAACGGCTCCCCGGAATCACCGAACAATACTGGTGGGGCAGGGGAGACCTGAAGAACCGGTACGTGCAGTACGAGACGGTGACCCGCATGCCGCGCACCACGATTGTGTGCGCCAAGTGGTATGACCAGCCCGAGGTTATCCAGCTCGCCGAATGGGACAAAGGTGGACGCAAACGGTTCCTGCGGCGCGTCCACAACCTGCTATCCCAAGCGGATATCGTTGTCGGCCACTACATCGACGAAGCTGACGTGCCGTGGCTGAAGGGCGATCTGCATTTGGAGGCCGGGTTACCTCCGCTGCCTCCGTTCAAAACCGTTGACACGTTGAAGGTGCTGCGCCGCGAGTTCAAATCCGGGGCACCGTTCAAAGGTTTGGACGCGTTCTGTCAGATCGTTGGCCTGCCCGCCAAGACTGACCGCTACGACCGGGGCGCGATGGAACGCGCCGTGACGGAGAAGAGCACTGTGGACCGGGAACGTCTCATCGCCTACTGCGCCGGCGACGTCATTGCCACACAGGGGTTGTACGACTTCCTGAGGCCGCACATCAAGAATCATCCGGCGCTGTTTGTGGACGGCGAGGACAAGCTGACGGTGTGTAACCGGTGTGGCAGTGAAACTGTGTTGATTCCGCGCCGGTATGTGGCGAACGTGCTGACCTACACGATGCGCCGCTGCACCAGCTGCGGCGCGCATTCGCGGCTGTCCATCGAACCGGAACGCATGAGCGTCGTGCGGGGGGTTTGAACGTGAACATTCGTGTGTGTACGTTCCTCGATCACGGTGTGACGGTGGGATTTCTGTGGGACGCGGTCAAGGCATGGGTGGTGCGTCGTGATGTCCGCTGATCCCGTGCGCGGCGCGATCCAGGCCAGCCTGGACGCGATGGGCGATGGTTGGCAGGTGGCCCACTATGTGGTGGTCGTCGGGTTGGAACGTATCGACGGTGACCGCATGGACTTGGGTGCTACGACTGTGATCACACCTATAGGTCAGGCGGGGTATGTCACCGATGGTTTGGTGAACCGTTATTGGGATGAGTCGTCTGGTGAGTGATCCGCAGTTGGAGTTGTGGCGGTCGGTGTGGCTGGCGGTCGTGGCGGGGATGATCGTCGCGCTGCTGGTTTACGTCCTGGCTTAATCTTCGGATTGTGAAGGCAGCCGCCCCCTTGCACACTCTCCAGTGCAAGGGGGCGGCTTTCTTTGTGTCTTCAGCTGGTCGGCGCGTTCTTCGTGTCGACTCTGCTATGCAACATGAAATCCGTGTTGGTGTCGCCACGCTGATAGATGTGCACCACCCCGTCAACAACGATGACCAGAATTCGGCCGCCGTCGGCGAACGCCTCCAACTGTTTCCCGTCCGGCACCGGTACACCGGGCTTCAGGCTGGAGGTCATGAACGTTATGGTGTCGTACGTCATGTCACCCGGTGTTTCCCTCCCTGTGAGACTGAATTGCAGGGGGCTCATGCGCGCGCCTCGTACTGTTCCTTCGTGATCTCCACGGCATGAGGAAAGCACTGGAAGAACTCATCTCCGTACAGGTCGCCCATGTCGGTGCTCGCGGCCGAATTCATCGCCACCGTTGTCACATCACCCGGATGCGGCCAGTCCTTCGCCTCCGACACGATCCAGTACGGGTGCATCATCCCCGGGACGCGGTAGTACCTCGTCATTCGAACCTCTCCCTTCCGTCTAGTGAGTGGTGCGTGATCACCCAGCCGCAAGCACCGTCAGCATCGAACACCGGCTCCACCGTTGGACCACACGGGCAGTCGGTGCCTTCATCGTCATGCTCAATGAGATCGTTATTCGGCAACACATGCACGGTTTCGGCCATCACTGCCCCCGCTGCTCGGTGAAGTCGTAGAACAGTTCCGCGATTTCGGAATCGCTGTACAGCCATACTTCAGCGACTTTCACTATGCCTGCTTCGATGAGGCCGTTGACCATCATTGCCCGCACGGGTTCGGACAGTTCAGCGCTCATGGTCATTGCTCCTTGAGCCATCGTTGGGAACCCTCACAACCACCACACATCAGCGGCCATCACCGTCGTACTCACCGCGAGCCTCGCACAGGCGCTTCCACAGCTCATCTCGATACGCCACATTCGCTGCCCGGTCCGGCTGCCCGATGCTTTCGAACGCGATGCGGGACGCGTGCTCCCACTCGGACTTCAGTTCCTCTATCCGGTCCGACTCCATCACTGCTGCTCCTTGATCCATCGTTGGGTGATCGGCCTCTTACTCGGATCGCCCTTCATCGCAAACCGTCCCTGATCTGATACACGCGGGCTTTCGAGATGCCCGCATGTTCGGCAATTTGAGGGCCGGTGAATCCGGCCTCGAAAGCCTCTCGGATGAGTTTGGTGAGCCGTTCATCCACTTCGGTGGATGCCTTGCTCAGCGCGATTCGTAGATCTCTGACAGCGGCGATCTCATCCAACAAGCTCACACCAGAAGTGTATTTCAATCAGGGCAAGCGCGCTGTAATTCTAGGGCCGGTTCGTCCGCAAATCACACGTCTACCGGACGGTACTCCCCGTACACCCCGCGCGGATCCTGGTCCGGGCCTGCGGTCATGGCGGAATCGTACTGCCAGCGACCGGTGGCGTGCAGCGGATTTTCAACGGTGACCTGCGGACTTAACTGCCACACGGATACCACCCTGGGGTATCGAGGGTGTGGGTGACACTGTCACCCGACGCGAACTGAAACCGCTGGTAGCGAGCTGTGGTGAGCGTATGTCGCCTAGTGCGGAGTGGTGTGTGACCTGCGGAAACACCATATCTCGCCGGGTTCAATTCCCGGCAGCTCCACCAAAACCGCAGGTCAGAGACCTGAAAATAACCGAAAATCGATTTGTCACCCACATGTCACCCACTTCGTTGGGGTAACCTGCCAGTCAGGTACCTCAAAGGAGGGGTGACATGGCCTTTATCCGTCCCCGCAAGCGAGCCCACGGCATCGGCTACGCCGTGCTGCACAAGGTCAACGGACAACAAACCTCACTGGGCACCTTCGACGACGAGAAGGAAGCCGAGGAGTTCCGCGACGCCGTGAACTCCATCGGCGCGGAGAAGGCAATGCTGGCGTGGGGTATCACGCCCACCAAACAAGCGGCGAGACGATCCACCGCCCCCACCGTCTCCGAGTGGCTGGAGCGCTACATCAATTCACGAACCGGCGTCACCAAAACCACCCTGCACGACTACTCGTCCTACCTGAAACATGACATCGCCCCCGTCCTGGGGGCGATCCCCATTGACCTTCTGACGAGTGATGACATCGCCGCATGGGTGCAGGGCCTCGCCGCGCGTGAGTTGGCCGGCAAGACGATCGCCAACCGGCACGGGTTCCTGTCTGCCGCGTTGAACGCTGCGGTCGCCGCCCACGAGATCCCCCACAACCCCGCCATCGGCACACGTATCCCCCGCACGGAACGTAAGGAGATGTGCTTCCTCACCCGCGACGAGTTCAACCTGCTGCTTGCCCAGTTCGCTCCGCGCTGGCAGCCTCTGGTGCGGTTCATGGTCGCCTCCGGTGCGAGGTTCGGGGAGGTGTCGGCTCTCAGGCCCGCCGATGTGGACCGCACCCATAACACGGTGTATATCGGGCGCGGCTGGAAACGCACCTACGACGGGGCGGGCTACGAGCTGGGTGCGCCGAAGACGAAGCGGTCGGTGCGCACCATCAGCGTGCACCCCGCGCTGCTGGGTGACCTCGACTACAGCGGCGAGTTCCTGTTCACCAACACTGTGGGCAAGCCGCTGCGCGCCCCGGGGTTCCGGAGCAATGTGTGGTATCCCGCTGTGGAGAAGGCCTGTGCGGCCGGGTTGGCGAAGAAGCCCCGGATTCATGACATGCGGCATACGTGCGCGTCGTGGATGATCGCGGGTGGGGCGAACATGTACGCGGTGCAGCGGCACCTTGGTCATGAGTCGATTCAGACCACGATCTCGTTGTATACGCATTTGGACCGGTCGGACAGTGAGCGGGCCGCGAAGATCATTGGTGATGCGCTGGGCATCTGAACAAAAGCGCCCCCACCAGGGGTAAATACCTGGTGGGGGCGCTTTTTGCGTTTGAGGGGGCTTATTCGGTCATGGTCCATGTTCCGCAGCCGCTTGTGCGGAACATGATGCGGTGGTCGCCGTTGATCGTGCCGGTCCACGACGCCACACCGTCGGGTTGGATGTTCGCGCGGACGGTGCCGGATGATGCTTCACCTTCGCGGAGTGTTTCGCCGCCGCGATACTCGGAGACGCTGACGATGGCCCAGGTGCAGCCGGGGGAGTCGGGTGGGATGGTGGCGGTGTAGGTGCCCCAGTCGTATCCGTCGGCGCCGCCCATGTTGTGGTAGCCGTCGCCGGGGATGGTCCGATACGGGTTGGGGCGTGCCGTGGTGGTGGTTGGTGTGGCGGCGGCTTGTGTTGCGGCGTCGTCGTCCTTGTCGCCACGGGCGGAGACGATGGCGACAAGGACGACGACGCCGAGCGCGGCGGCCATCACTTTTCCCAGCGAGACTGCGTTGGTGTTGTTGTTCATGGATGTGTGCGCTTTCTGGTGAGGGGCTGGCAAACGTGACGCACTGTCGGTTATCTAATCGTGATATTCCCATTTGTGGGCTTCCTGTGTCGATTTTGGCAATGATCCGTTAGCGTCTACGCATCCGGTTGCGAGGGGTGACCGGTGATGGTGATTTCGGTAGGTGCAGCCCATGTTTGATGACGAACTCGACACTCTGCTGGTGCGGATTCTGAACGCGATGGACGAGTGTCCGCCAACAACATGGACGTTGCGCCGGGCACGTCTAGTCCTTGCGGCGTTGACGTGCCCGGACGCTCCTGGCGATGTGGTCACGAATCTCCGCCCCGGCTGTTTCGCCGGTCCGAGGTTGGCGCGGATGCGTCGTGTCACTGGTCGCGGCGTCTAGGTCGCCCTCCTGGTCTTGACGCGCTTCGCGCGGTGTTCGCGTCGTCTGCGTAGTTTCCATGACATTTCGTGCCTCCTGTAATCGTCGCCGGACTTCGGCGAGAAGTTCGTCGTCTGAGTAGCGGACTATCGCCGGCTCGGGTAGCGGCGGTGGAATATCTGACTGTTGAAATCCGGCTATCGCCAGAGCTTCGTTGACATCCCATTGGACAGCTCGGGCAGCGGCGGCCACGGTGGATGCGGTCGTTCCGATTGGGATCAGTGTCCCTTTGTTGATCTGCCACCCCGTTTCCAGTTGCTTCCACCGTCCCGCGCTGACGGCGGGCTTGTCGCTGCCTGGTGGCGTTGTGCGCCGTGAGGCTTCGCGCTGAGATAGCCCGACGCGCTCTCTGTGCCGCTTGAGTTCTGGCCCGAATGGCCAGTCCTCGCGGTGTTCCTTGTTCTCGTTCACGCCTACATGTTCGCGTGCAAACAGGTGCAAAGTCCACTGCTTGCACAACCCTGATTCTTTGCAGTTACGCGCTTGTAGTTTTCGAACATTGCAGGTCACAGCATTGTTGGCGCGAACTGCGCGCGAACTCTTGCGGTTTGCACTTGTTCGCAGTACAGTTGGCGGCATGGTCAAACAGTCCTACGGGGTGTGGCAGGAACTCCGGGTCATCCGTGAGCGCACAGGTTGGTCATCCGCCGAACTGTCCCGCGAAAGCGGAGTTTCCGCCCCTTACCTCTCCCAGCTTGAGAACGGTGACCGGTGGCCGAACGCCACCGTCACCAAGAAGCTCGCCGTCGCGCTCAAGGTTCCCGTCTCCGTATTGGAGCGGCCAGCAGAGCAGAAAAACCCCGCTGCATAGAAGAAGCCCCCACCTGTGTGCAGCAGGTGAGGGCGGAGACAACGAGGAGAAGCTCGAATGTCTGAACTCAATCGTATCAACCGAGGGGTCTGCCCGACTCCAGGGAAGAAGCAGTACCGGTCACAGGCCGAAGCGAATCGGTGGCAGCGCCAGAAGTTCGCGGGATACGGAAACCGCAAGGAACGTCTTTACGCCTATCAGTGCCCGAGTGGTGAGCACTGGCATTTGACCCATCACACACCTGAGGTGCAGCAGACCGTGTTCGACAAGACCACCGGACAACCAGGGCTCGTGCCTACCTCGAACATGTTCGACGGACACGACGTGCGTCACGTGTTCACCGATCAGCCCTACTGGGTTGCCAAGGACGTGTGCGAGGCCGCCGGTATCTCGAAGTACCGGGACGCGATCGTTCAGTTGGACGACGACGAAAGGGTGTACCTGTTCGTGGACACCCCTGGTGGTCCTCAGCGGATGGTCGCGGTCACTGAGGCTGGTGTGTGGTCGCTGTTGATGATTAGTCGGTCGCCGAAGGTGAAGCCGTTCAAGCGGTGGATGACGCATGAGGTGTTGCCGTCGATCCGCAAGACCGGCGGGTACGCCGCCGCCGATACGAATATTGCGCTGCCTGACCGCAAGACTTTGGCGCAGTGGGTGGTTGAGGCTGAGACCCGCGCCGAGCTGGCTGAGGCGAAGGCGTTGGAGTTGTCGGTTCCGGCGTCGGCGTGGAATGAGTTGGCTGAGGCTGCCGGTGACTATGCGGTGTCGGATGCGGCGAAGGTGTTGTCGCGTGACCCGGCGGTGAATATCAAGGAACGCGCCCTGTTCCAGTACATGTCGAGCATCGGTTGGGTGTTTAAGCGGCAGGGCCGTTGGAAGGCGTACCGCACTCAGTTGGAGACGGGTCGTCTCGCGGAGAAGGTCGGCAAGCCGTTTTGGCATGAGTCCCGCGGTGAGTGGGTGAATGGTGAGCCCACGGTGCGGATCACGCCGAAGGGGTTGGCTGAACTTCACAAGCGTCTCGGTGGGACCGGTCAACTCGCATTGGCGGCCGCGTCATGAGCTTCTCTTTCTACGCAGAACCAATCCAGATCCTCAAGAGAGGCCATGGTGGTGTGACCGTTGGACTCGGGGAAAACAACGGATCCGAATTGGCCTACTTGTACGTCGGTGACGGATACCGCAATGGTGACGTTCTCCTGGACGCCGATGAACTCACGGATCTGATCGACCAGCTGACCATCATCCGCAACGCGATGAGGGAAACGCGATGACGTTTCATTCCAGGCCCAGGCCGCAGGTTCAGCATTTCCCGCGTCCGAAAAAGCCTTTGTACGAGTCGAAACCGAAGGGTGCGAAATGAGTGGACGTTTCCGAACCTTGGAGCAGGTCATTTCCGAGTGGGGTTTCGATACCAGTGATGAGGAGCGGCGGCGGCGGGTGCGTTGGCTGGCGGATTTGATTCGGGCTGGCAAGGTTCCGGCGCACAAGTTTGGGCGCTCTTGGTACATGGACGACACGGATATTGCTGCGGCGTTGGGTGTGTTGGAGAACGGGTTTCAGAAGCCTGTTGTTGAGCGTCCGGTGGAGCCGGTTCGGCGTGGTCCGAGTGCGGCGTCGATGCGGAGGCGGCTGGCGTCATGACCGCCGAGTCGATGTTGTGGTTCCGCCAGCGGCCTCACTGCCACCGTTCCGCGTGGGGGCATCCACGACCACCCGCACCACCGAAACCACGAGCCGCACAGGAGAACCGATGAGTGATGTTGTTGAGCGGGCGTACGAGTTCATGCGCTCTATACAAGGGCGGGTGATCGAGTACGCCACCGAACACGACGCTGAATTCGGGGAGCGCCAGGGCGAACTGCTGCGCGATCTGCTCGCCGAGGTCGAGCGGCTGCGGGCAGAGAAGCTGGGGCTGGAAATCTCGGAATCCAATCTGCTTGTCGAGCTGCGCGACGAGGTTGAGCGTCTGCGTCCCAGGGTGATTGAGACCGTCGAACAACTCGACGCGCTGCCGATCCGCTCACTAGTCCGGTCGGACATCGGTGAGGTATTCGAGCGTCTCCGCGGTGGATGGGACTGCCTTCACGAGGACGGCAGTGCTGGCCTCGTGATGCCCTTCGCAATCCGACTCCCCGCCCGCGTGCTCTACACCCCGGAGGACGAATGAGTACGTCTGCTCCTAAGCATCGGAGTGTGTGCCAACTGTCGGGTGAGGTTCGTCCGTCTGGGTTGTGGAAAGCGTTGGCGGAGTTCGACGCGAGGCAGATGCGTGAGGCTGCGGAGTTGGATGCGTTGCGTGAAGAAAACGCCCGCCTGCGGTGCCGGCTACAAGAACTAGGAGAAACAGCATGACTCTCCTCTGGGTTCTCATCGCGATCGTCATCGCCCTTCAGGTTCCCCAGGTGCTTCTGGCGCTGGCCCCACGTTCGTTGTGGGACCGCCTCTATGACAGCCGCCCAACTATGGCGTGCTTCCTGTGGGGATACTCCCACCCCTTCGGACCGAGTTGGAGCCAGCGGTGAGGCCGTTCAACCTCGACCGATGCGCCGGATGCGGTCACACACGCCAGAACCACGACGAGCGCTTCATACCAAACAAGCCAGCCTGTCCGATGCCATGCGAATGCGTCTCATTCAGAGAACCCGAACCAGACACGGAAGCCCACACACGGACGATCCAAAGGAACTAGGGAAACAGCATGAGTAATCCGACGAAGGCAAACGCTGAGGCGATCTATCGCGCCACCAACAGGGCGGTTGATTACCTGATGCGTGCACAGGGCGAGCTTCGGTGCGCACTTGCACTGGCGGAGAACGACTACGAGTACAACGACGAGAAGATTCGTGATCTGTACGGATCGGTTCGGCTGGTTGCCTCTGTCGCCAATTTGGAGGCGGGCACATGGCGCGGCCGCTCCCGTAACCGCAAGGACGAAGCGGAGGCTTTGACGGGTGAGTGATCCAGCAGTAGAAGCCGCAGCGCGTGCGTGGGAATGGTATCCCGTTCCAAAAGACATTCCGCTGGTTGTTCGCTCTGTCCCTCTCGCCGCTGCCCGTGAGGCGTTGAAGCCGATCCGCGAACTGCACCGCCCTCGGTGGAGCAACTGCATCAACGCCTGCTGCAGCGGAGAGGACTGCCGACTCAGAGACCGCGTATGCGAACACTGCGAGGTCGATTGGCCCCTGCGATACCGCCAAGCTGATTTACACCTCTGAGGAGCTTCAGTGAATCTTGTTGAGCGTTTGAACGCCAGGTTTAACAACGTGATTCATGACGGGCTCGCCTTGGTGGGTGCTGTGGTGGATCCGTGGCTGGCGCGCTTGGAGCGTCAGGCCATGTCGAACGCACTGGGCAGGGATGTGAGTTTCGCGGATTCGCTTGCGGCTGTCGAGGCTGAGGAGGAAGTCCACGAACCCGCTGCCACGCGCTGGTGCTGGTGCGTCGAGTGCTTCTCGAAAGTCGACCCTGGCTATTGGGATTCCAATGGTGGGGTTTGCATGGAATGTTCTATGGCTTCTGCCGAGCGTCGGGTTTCGGCAGACTCGTCACCCACTGCGGTGGGTGACACTGGTCCCGGCGCGGGCATGGTTCCCCCGCCTCCCCCCGCGCCGGGACCTTCCAAATGCACCTGCCCCACAGTGGAATGCGAACTCCTCGCTGAGGACATCTGCGATGAGGCTGAGGAAGACGAACTGCTCGACGAGTTCATGGAGTTGGGGGAGTTCCTGGATTCTGCGACCGCGGAAGAACTCGCCGCCATGCGCCAGCAGCGTGAGGTGTCCGAGGAAGATCTCACGATGCGCATCGCTGATCTTCATGGCTGGTCTGTGCCGAGCATCGTGGACAGTCGGATCGCTCGGGCTCTGCTGGAGACGTATCACATCACCCCGAGATAGATCGACCCATCCAAACAAAGAAGAGGAACTCCCGATGTCCATTGATCTCGACCGCATCACCCACCCCCTGCGCCTCGCACAAGGCAGCCACCAACCCGGCTCCGGGAAAGGCTGCGCCATGAACGTCATCTCATACATCAACGGCGACACCAAAATCACTGACTACCCGGAATGCTCAGCACGCCCACTGGCCTCCCTGGTGCAGATGTGCAACGACCAACTTGCTGACCTGGACGGGTTCCTGTCACCCGAGGACAGTGTGCTGGTTTTGGATTTGGGTTGGCAGACCGTCGGTACCGCTGGCGTTTCGGATGCCATCCACGCGTTGTGGATTGCCGACATGTTGGATTCCCCGGAGTGGGGTGTTGTCCGGTTCGCTGATGAGGCTGGTGCGGTGGCGATTCGTGAGATCGCCGATTTGCATCGTCGGTCGGCGGCGGGTGAAGTGCCGTTCGCGTGGGCATCACGAACCGCCGCATGGAGCGCCGCACGAACCGCCGCATGGAGCGCCTCATGGAGCGCCGCACGGAGCGCCGCAGAGAGCGCCGCAAGGAGCGCCGCATGGAGCGCCACAGGCGACGCAGAGACCGCCGCAGAGACCGCCGCAGGGAGCGCCGCAGAGACCGCCTCATGGAGCGCCGCAGGGAGCGCCGCAGAGAGCGCCGCAGAGAGCGACGCACTCATCGAGTTCACGCGTCAAGCCATCGCCCGGTGGCGCGAACTCGCCGACCTCGACCCTGAAACCGAGATCGACGCTGCGGATATCAATTCCGCTCTGGCGCGGATCCACGGCTGACGCAGGCGGGCCGCCGCCCCGATTGCGCGGGACGACGGCCCTAACACCGGAAACACACAACCAATGAAAGGCACTTCCGATGCTAGATCGAGATTCTAAACCCGCATGGTGGGACCACCACCAAACCAACTGGGCCGACCTGCCCGTCACCACCAACCCACCAATGGCTGACTTGAGCCATCTCCAAGAGTTCGAGGACCTGGCAGCGGCGGTCATGAGTGAACTGGACCGTGTCGGTGGCTGGCCGTTCATACCGCCGTGGCACTGGGAAACGGAGCCGACGATCTGGGAGCAGGTGAACGGCGACGCCGTCGTGGCGTTGTTGCGCGACTACCTCACGACAGGAGAAGCAGCATGAGGCGCAGTGAGAAGAACTGGCGCTACTGGTGGACGATGCCGCTGCTGATCGCCGCCGGCATCATCGGCCCCGGCCTCGCCGCACCACACGCCCACGCCGACATCACATCCGACGCGTTCGTGATGGCACTCGACTCCGAAGGCATCACTTACAGCTCCAAACCTGCCGTCATCAACGCCGGAAAAGCCATCTGCAACATCCTCGACACCGGCGCCACCATGTACGAAGCATCAATCCTCGTACACGACAACTCCAACCTGAACCTCTACGACGCAGGTTATTTCGTGGGTGCCGCAACCGCATCATTCTGCCCTGAACACCTGACCGGGACGGGGTGGGTGTGATGGCGAACTCACCGTTCATCCAACTGGCAGAAGTCCACACCAGCGACTGGCGTTCCCGCGCGATCTGCACCCACAAGGACGGCGACATTTGGTTCCTCAACGAATCCGGCCACTACACCAACGACGCCGCCCGCCGCATCTGCTGGACCTGCCCCGTTCAAGCGCCATGCCTCAAATTCGCGTTGCAACACAACGAGGCCGGCGTGTGGGGCGGCTTCTCAGAGAAGGAACGTGCCCGCATCAAGCGTGGCGAGCTGGCACCGGTGAAACCGGCACGGTTCACCGAGAAGGAATGCTTGCAGTGCGGTGAGGTGTTCGAGCCGGTCACCCGCAGGGCAAGGTTCTGCTCGCAGAAATGCAAGAAGCGCGCCGCGAATGCGTTGCGGTCACAACCGTCCCTGAAGATCTGCACGCAGTGCGGCGGCGAGTTTATGGGGACGTATGCGAAGACCTGCTCGAATGAGTGCCGCCGGGCGCAGAGGTGGGGCGCGTGAGCATCGACTGGTTCGCCGTGGAATGCGCCGTGAACGGAACTCCCATGCGGCTTAACACCGAAGAGCGCCGAATGCTGGTGCGGCGGCGCCCGAAACTCCCCGAAGTGGAGTTGGCGCGCAGGGCGCACTGCACTGTTCGCACCATCGAACGGGACAGGGCTGAACTGCCTGCAGCAAAGTTGCAATCCTGCCCGGTGTGCGGGGAGGACGCGTGGGTCACGACCGATGGCAACATGGAAGCCCACCCAGACAGGCTGTTTCAGGAATGCCCACTGTCGGAGACGGATTGGGAATCCCGTATCGCTGCAACAGTCATCTGGTTGTCTCGGCGTATCCGTAGCGGTGACTCCCTGCCCGTGTGGGCCTATCTGACAAGCCTCCCGGAAACCGAACGCACTCAACTGTTGATGGCTGCCCTTGCCGGTGTGCCAGATGTTGAGGACCCGTTCGCGTGGATCACAGAACTGGAGTCCGCGGCATGACCGACCTGTCTCATCTCCTGGTCATCATCAACGAGGACCGGCACTCGTGGCGAGACAAAGCCCTGTGCGCCCAAGTCGATGTGGGGGACATGTTTTTCCCCGGTAAGGGGGAGAGCGCGAAGCCGGCGAAGAGAATTTGTGCCCGGTGTGAGGTGCGGGCCGAATGCTTGGAGTTCGCGTTGGCGAATCGCGAGAACTATGGGGTGTTCGGGGGGTTGTCGGAGCGGGAACGGCGGCCTCTGCTCAAAGCGAATGGTGAGGATCAGGTGGCATGAGCAACGGGAACAGGCTCACCCCCGAGCAGGTGCAGACGATTCTGTTGATGACTCGTGAGGGGTGTTCCGCCAAGCATATTGGGGAAGTGGTGGGTTGTTCGGCTCGGACGGTGGTTCGGGTTCGGGCGGCTGGTGATGCCCGTTTGGCGTCGCCGGATCAGTTTGTGCCGTTGAGCCAGGAGCAGAAAGATTTCGCCCAATATTTGCTTGATGACGGCGCACCCTATAACGAGGTTGCCCGCACGTTGGGTGTGAGCCGGACAACGGTCGAAAAGTATTTCCCTGGTTACGGGTGGTCGAAGAAGCAGGCTGCCGAGTTCAGAGCTCTGGTCAAGAAGTTCCGCTGGTTGGAGGCTTCGTGATGTGCGTGTGTGGCCATAACCGGTCTTTCCACCGCTACCAGTGGGACAAGTTCCGGGGACGGTGGGACACGGGTTGTGACGCCACCAACTACCACGGCCCCGCCGGACATGAACGCTGCCACTGCTCCGAATATCGAGACAAGGACGAAACATGATCCACACGAGGAAGTCGACTCGAACATTCGACACTCGAATCATCGAGGTTGGTGACAATGTGAAAGCCGGTGCAGCAGCGCTCGACTGCAAGAAGCCAAGCCCCGCCGCCGCACAAGCCGCCTTCGACGACGGGCGTTGTCTCCTCGACGAACTGCTCACAGAAACGGCCTGGATACCGGACAGGCCCGCGGTGCAGAAAATGTATCGGTCGTTGGAGGAAGCCGTCAGGTTGATGAACCTTGCTCCGAATAACAGGCGGGTTCAGGGTGCGGTGATTGAAATTGCGGATCAGGTTCTTGGGGCCTCGATCCGGTTGGCGGACAGGTGGACAGCATGAGTGATCAGTCTCGTGTCGAAGCGACTCTCGGGCAGATGTTCCGTGACCACTTCTTCGACGACACCTACCCGGAAGACACAACCGAGTGCTGTGTTGAAGAGTTCCTGGCGACGCTGAGAGAGAACAGGATCGCACTCGTAGAACTCCCCGAACCCAACTCCACCCGCTACGAGGATGAGGACGACGAGTTTCCCCCAGCTGACCGATTGGCCTGGTGGTACCCCGGCAGCTTGTTCGGCATCTCGCAGTGGGGATACCCGAACGAGGTTCAGATCGCATATAACGGTGAGCCGTTCGAGCCGGTGAACATAATTGAGGCTCGGTTCATCGCCGCTGCCCTTCTCGCTGCCGCTGCTGCTGCGGAGGTGACCGAATGAGCCTGACCTTCAAACCCGCTACCCGCGAAGCATCGTATGCCCGTATCGCCCTGTCCGGGCCTAGCGGAAGCGGCAAAACCTACACCGCCCTCGCGCTCGGAACCGCTCTCGCGGACAAGGTTGCGGTCATCGACACCGAACGCGGATCCGCATCAAAATACGTGGGGCTCAACGGATGGCAGTTCGACACCGTCCAACCCGACAGCTTCTCACCCCTGTCCCTCGTGGAACTGCTCGGGTTGGCGGCTGGCGGGGAGTACGGCTGCGTCATCGTCGACTCCTGGTCCCACTACTGGATGGGTGTCGACGGCATGCTTGAGCAGGCCGATAGGCGCGCAAAAGGCGGCAACAGTTTCTCCGGCTGGAAAGAGGTTAGGCCGGAAGAACGCCGCATGATCGATGCTCTTGTGTCCTTTCCCGGTCATCTCATCGCCACGATGCGATCCAAGACCGAGTATGTGGTCGAGGAGAACGAGCGCGGCAAGAAGGTGCCCCGCAAGGTGGGGTTGAAACCGGAGCAGCGTGATGGCGCTGAGTATGAATTTGATTTGGTCGGCGACCTGGATCACGACAACACGCTCACAGTAGTGAAGTCCCGCATCCACACTCTGGCGAAGGCTGTTGTGCCGATGCCGGGGGAGGAGTTCGCCCACCAGATCCGGGATTGGCTGTCGGACGGGGCACGCGTCCCCACAGTCGCGGAGTACCGCAAACAAGCCCTGGCGGCCGAGACCCGTGAGGAACTCAAATCCCTCTATGACGAGGTGTCTGGTCACAAACTCACCGTGGCTCCGACCGTAGACCGGGATGGGAACTCCACAGTGCTGGGCGATCTAATCACCGACCTAGCGCGCGAAATGAAAAGAGCTGAACAGTGAGCGACAACACCGGAATCGAGTGGACCGACGCCACATGGAATCCTGTCACCGGCTGCACCGAGGTCTCTCCGGGGTGTGATCACTGCTACGCCAAGACGTTCGCGGAACGCTGGCGCGGCACACCAGGCCACTACTTCGAGAACGGTTTTGATGTCCAGCTTCGTCCTGACAAGCTCGATCAGCCGTTGCGGTGGCGGAAGCCGCGAAAGATCTTCGTGAACAGCATGTCCGACCTGTTCCACGACCAGGTGCCCGACGAGTACATCGCGAAGGTGTTCGCGGTCATGGCGCTGGCCGAGCGCCACACCTTCCAGTTGCTCACCAAACGGCACGGTCGGATGCGGTCGCTGCTGACCTCGGACGAGTTCGCCGCGGACGTGCACAAGTTCGGCACCTTCTACTCGATGCGCCTTGCCAGCGTGACCAAAGACCAGCGCGACGAAGGGCGCCGTTTCGCCCTCGACGAGCTGCCATTACCGAACGTGTGGCTCGGTGTGAGCACCGAGAACCAGAAGTGGGCCGACGTCCGTATCCCCGCGCTGCTCGACACCCCGGCCGCTATCCGATTCATCAGCGCTGAACCACTTCTGGGGCCGATTGACCTAGAGAGCGACGGTTACCTCGTGCTCGGTCGTGTCGATTGGGTGATCGTCGGCGGCGAGTCCGGCCGCGGCGCTCGGCCGATGCACCCCGACTGGGCGCGGTCACTCCGGGACCAATGCCAGGCGGCCGGTGTGCCGTTCCTGTTCAAGCAAGCCGGCTCAGTCCTCGCGCGCGAGTGGGGCTGCAAGTGCAAAGGCACCGACCCTGCCGAGTGGCCCGAACCGTTCCCGAGGGAGTACCCAAATGCAGGCTGAACCCACTGACCTCGCTTATCTCGCCGGTGTCATAGACGCCGACGGATACGTGACCGCGACCCGGTCTCGCCACGGTGGCCGACAGTATTTCGGCGCCCAGATCGGAATCACCGGAAGCGACCGTGCACCACACGACCTCGCCGCGCACATCTTCGGCGGCAAGGTCACTTCCCATCGGCCGAACCGATCCCGAGCGCATCACCTGACCCAGTTCCATTGGCAGCGCGGCGGTAGCGGTGCAGTCCCAGTGATTACCGCGGTGCTGCCGTATCTCCGCATCAAGGCAGGTCGCGCCAGACTGGTCCTGGAGCTGCAGGAGCACGTCGAATGGATCCGGGCCACACGTGGCGACGATGACCCGTTCCCGTGGATGCCAGCGGGGTACGACCCCGCGCCCACGCTGAGCGCGCTCGTTAACGAGATCCGTTCGCACAGTGCCCGCGCTGGCCGCGAGCTTGACGGCCGCACCTGGGACCAGTACCCCGAGGCAAATGCATGAGTCGCCGGTTCACGGGGTTTCCCCCGGAAGTCAAGGAACTGATCTGGGAGCGTGCTCACGGTCGTTGTGAACGCTGCGGAGAGTACGCCTCAGACGCTACTGCACACCATCGCAGGCCCCGCGGTCTTGGCGGCTCTCGCCGCGTAGACACCAACGTGGCGTCCAACGGGTTGTGGGCTTGTGGTGCTTGTCATCGTTGGGCGGAGTCCTATCGGGCGCAAGCATTCGAGCACGGCTGGCTTGTTCGTCAAACCCAATCCCCCATTCACATTCCCGTCCTGTACCGCAGCCAATGGGTGTTGCTCGACGACGACGGAAACACCTACCGGATACCTAACCCTGTGGAGGCTGCGAAGTGACCGGCCACGTGTCATACACCGAGTTCTTAAGCCGCAAAAAAGCTCAGGCGGACATCCCCGGCCGTGAAATCCCCGCATCAGACGTACACCCCATGCTGCACGACTGGCAAAACGATCTGGTCAGGTGGGCAGTTCGCACATCGCGGGCGGCGCTGTGGGCTGACACAGGCATGGGGAAAACAGTTATGCAGTTGGAGTGGGCTCGGCTGTCTGGTGACCGCCCGCTGATCGTCGCGCCACTGGCTGTATGCGCACAAACCGTCCGCGAGGCCAACAAGCTGGATGTGACCGCCGAGTACGTCGCCGAGCCAGACCCCGACATGTTCCGCCGCGCGCAGATCGTCGTCACCAACTACGAACGACTGCACAACTTCTCACCCGACATGTTCGATGCCGTGGTGCTAGACGAGTCAAGCATCCTCAAACAGTCGGATGGGAAAACCCGGACAATGCTTATCGATTGGGCCGCCCATATTCCACACCGGCTTGCTTGCTCGGCTACCCCGGCGCCGAACGATCCCGAAGAACTGACCAACCAAGCTGAATGGCTCGGGCGGATGTCCAGAACTCACATGCTGGCCGCCTACTTCATTCACGATTCCGACGGGTGGAGACTTAAAGGGCACGCCCGTCAACCGATGATCGAGTGGATGGCGCAATGGGCTGTCGCACTGACGAAGCCATCCGAAGTTGGGGGAGATGACACTGGCTACATACTTCCCGGGCTGGAGGTCATTCCCGAGATCGTCCACGCCGACATCGAAGTTGAGGGGCAACTGTTCGCCACCGACATCGGAGGTGTGACAGGCCGCGCAGAGTTGCGTCGCAAGACGTTGCAGGCCAGGGTTGATCGCGCCGCGAAGCTGGTCGCTAACAACCCTGGCCCGTGGATACTGTGGTGCGGATTGAACTCTGAAGCCGAGGCGCTGGCAGCGGCGGTACCAGGTTCGGTCAACGTTCACGGGTCACTGGACCCGGACGAGAAAGCGCAGCTCCTACTGGGGTTCGCAGACGGCCAGTTCGAGGTCCTGGTAACGAAGCCGAGCATCGCTTCGCAGGGCCTGAACTACCAGCACTGCCACCGCATGGCGTTCGTCGGGATGGGTGACAGTTACGAGCAGTACTACCAGGCGATCCGGCGCTGCTACCGGTATGGGCAAACCAAGGTTGTGTATGCGCACGTCATCGTTTCAGAACTGGAATCACAGATCGCGGCGAATGTCGCACGCAAAGAACAGCAAGCCAGCGACATCACACGCGCGCTGGTCGAAGAGATGAGAAGAGTGAGAGGTAAATCGGAATGACCGACTACATCACCGGTGAAGAACACGGACAGAACTGGACACTCCTGCTGGGGGACAGTTGCGAACGGTTATCCGAAATTGAAAGTGAGACAGTCGACTTGTCGGTCTGCTCCCCTCCGTTCGCCAGTTTGTTCACCTACAGTCCGTCGGTGCGCGACCTGGGGAACAGTGCCAGCCGCCGAGAGTTCTTCGAACATTACGGATTCATCATTCGGGAGCAGTTGCGGGTCACGAAGCCTGGCCGGTTGGCGTGCATCCACGTTCAGCAGTTGACCACAACGAAGGCAACTGACGGCTACATGGGCATGACTGACTTCCGTGGCCAAGTTATCGCCGCGTTCCAGAACGCGGGCTGGTATTTCAACGGTGAGGTGACGGTGTGGAAAGATCCACAGGCCCAGTCGATTAGGACTCGTTCGCATGCTTTGGCGTTCGCGACGAAGAACCGTGACAGCGCGGCTACACGCCCTGCCCTTGCGGATTACCTGTTGCTGTTCCGTAAGCCTGGCGATAATGCGGTGCCGATTAAGAATGATGTCACGAATGATGAGTGGATCGAGTGGGCATCTCCGATCTGGACTGACCATCACGACGGGGGGTGGCTCACCGATGATGGGCATATTTGCCCGGTCTGGTACGGGATTCGTGAAACGGACACTCTGAACACGAAGGTTGCGAAGGAGTCCGCGGATGAGCGTCACATTTGCCCTCTCCAGCTTGGTTTCGTCGAGCGGTGCGTGCGGTTGTGGTCGAATCCTGGCGAGCTGGTGTTGACACCGTTCGCTGGTATTGGTTCTGAGTTGTATCAGGCTGTGAAGCTGGGGCGGCGGGCGATCGGTATTGAGTTGAAGCCGTCGTATTGGCGCACTGCGGTTGACAATATGCGCGCGTTGGACGAGGAGATGTCGGTGCCGACACTTTTGGACGCTTTGGATGACGTGTCATGACTGCCGAGTCGATGTTGTGGTTCCGTGCCCGTCGCCGTTCGCACCGTTCCGCGTGGGGGCATCCACGACCACCAGCACCACCGAAACCACAACCCACACAGGAGAACCAATTGAGCAACCTCACACCAGAACATCTCGAAGCGATCGCCTACATCGTCCTCGTATTCACCGGACCCCCGTCGCTGGCGTACTTCCTCGTGAAGGGGCTGTTCCGGTGATGTACACGGTTTCTGGGACGTGGCCCCATTACATCGTCACCGGTGGAACCGAACCACCGAAATGCTTTAACTCCACCGTCACTGCCGTCAAATACCTGGAACAGATTCTCCAGCAAGGCGACACCATCAACTGGCAGGTCCCATGAAAATCGGATCCATCTGCTCAGGTGCCGCGGGCCTAGACCTCGCCGTAGAGCAGGTATTCAGCGCGCACACGGTGTGGCACTGCGAAGTCGACACTGCCGCCTCAAAAGTCCTCGCACACCACTACCCCGGCGTGCCCAACCACGGCGACATCACCACCATCAACTGGGACACCGTCGAACCCGTCGACATTCTCTGCGGCGGATACCCCTGCCAACCGTTCTCCCACGCAGGACAACGAAAAGGAACCAACGATGAACGCCACATCTGGCCCTACGTACGGGAAGCAATTCGCCGAGTACGACCCCGATACACGGTCCTGGAAAATGTGGCCGGACATCGGTCTCTGGGGTTCGATCGAGTACTCGGAGACCTGGCCGAAGACGGGCTACATGTCCGATGGACGAGCATACGAGCTTCCGACATCGGAGCCCCACACCAGCGAGAGCGAGTGTTCCTCTTCGTTACCGCCCCCGCTGGGGAGTGCAGAGAGAACATCGTACGGGGATGCAACGCGGAAGGACTCGCGATCGTCCCCGAGTCTGGAGCAGGCGATCGAAATTGCCGAAGGCCGGTTGCCGCGGGAATTCAACGATTGGGCCGAACTGCCGATGAGTTGGCAGCCGTAGACCTTCTACCCACCCCATCAGCGGCTGATGGTGGAGGCGGTCATCTGACTCGATCTGGTGACCGTTCGCACGAGCTTCTTCTGCCTGGTGTTGCCCGTGCTTACAGCCGAGGTGAATTGCTTTCAACTCCGCAAGCGCGTGACTACAAGGGGATCCCCGCTGACGGATTCAACGTTGCGAACTTGTGTAGGGATGTTGCTGATGAACAGAACTGGGGAAAATATGCAAAAGCAATTCATCGGTGGGAGTTGATGACTCGCACGTCTCCTGCCCCGACTCAACAGAGTCGCAACGGCAATCCTCGGCTCGCCGCGGCGTTTCCTGAGTGGATGATGGGCTGGCCTGCCGGCTGGGTCACGGAGGTTCCGGGCATTTCCAGGAATGACCAATTGCGGATCATCGGCAACGGTGTTGTTCCGCAGCAGGCGGCGGCAGCGTTGCGGTGGCTCCTGTCCATAGAGGTGGCCGCATGATCACCGTTGCTTGCGCCGAATGCACCCGCACCCAAGGCCGCCCCGTCACCGCCGAATTCACCACCACCGACGACGCTCAACACTTCATCCGCCGACACCACGCCCTCGCCGACCACCGAGCACACATCGAGGAACACCATGACGTGCCTGTTGTGTGATCATCCCCGCTCCACTCACACACCCCAATGCCGAACCCGGCTGGGCGTGGATGCGGATGACATGACCCGGTACACGCAGTGCCTATGCCCAGGATTCGAGGCCGGTCTGTGTGAGGTGTGCGGCGGAAACGGATGCGCAGACTGCGAGGAGGTTTGATGCGGAAAACCGTGTTTTACCAGCGGGTTTCGGGTAGTATCGAACGTGCGAACGAAGACGGCCCGGGCGGTGCTGGTAACACCGTGACCCCGGGCCTAACCACTGGATTGGAGTGGCTGTGACTGATGATAGTCCACGCATCCCATACGACTGGGCAAGGGTGGAATGTCCCACCTGCGGATCTGCCCCGGACACCCGCTGCCGCGCCAAGTCGGGCCGCACGACAGACGCTCACATGAAGCGCGTCGACCTGGCGTTCGAGCGCTACGCCGAGATTCGAAGGTGGCGCATCCACAACGCCGTTATAAAGCACCTGTTCGGCGGTGGTGTGCAGTGAGGATCAGGTCAATCAAGCCTGAGTTCTGGCGATCCGACGACATCACCAAACTGCCTATCTCGACCCGGCTCACGTTCATCGGCTTGTGGTCGTATGTAGATGACAACGGTGTTGGCGCAGACAAACTCGTCTCCATCGTTGCCGATCTGTACGCCGATGAATTCGCCAGCGAACCTCTAGAGACCCTCAAGAGAGTCACTGAAGATCTGGAGAGACTAGCCAGCGGTGGACAGGTGACCCGCTATAAAGCCGTCCACAACGGAAGTCTCAAGGATCTGCTGTACATCACCAAGTGGAAACAGCATCAGCGGGTGAATCACCCCAGCCTTGGCCACAAATATCCACTCCCACCAGCGGATATGGTCAACACGGCAGCGTCCCTCTTGAGTTCCTCTGGAGACCCTCACGAGAGTCTCACCCACGAACAGGGGAACAGGGGAACAGGGGAAGGGGAGCAGGGGAGCAGGGGAGCAGGGGACGAGGAAGTCCCGCTTCCACCCGAGCCGCCGCCCGGACCGTACGACTCACCACCCGTCGTCGTCGACACGGAACCGGTCTCAATCGAACTCGTCAACAAGCCCTCGAAGCCGCAACCATCCTCCGCTTCTAAGACCGTTGTCCGGCAAGAGCTTGGAAGCAACACCTATCCAAGAGCCACTGTTGATCGGCTGGCAGTCCAGGTTGAGAAGCTCACCCGCGAGGGACAACCGGACGCCCTTATCCGGGAAGCGTTGCGTGAATGGGAACGAAGGCCTAACTGCAACCTCCCTGAGTACCTGCCAACAGTCCTCGGGGATGTCATCAAGTCGTCTCGATCAAGCAACCTCACCGCCGGCGAAGCGAAGGTCCTCGGATGGGCTGGCCTCGGAAACCCTGACCAGAGAAAGGCAATCGGACAATGAGCGACTCTTATCAGATCGCGGCAAATGCTCTTGCGAAGTGCGCCGCATACGACCCGTGGTTTCCTCAGCCGAACCGCGCCACCGTCGAGGCGTGGGCTGAGCAGATCGAACTGTGGAAGTTCAACCAGGCCGACGTGTTGGCCGGGGTGACGAAGATGTATTCCGATCATGGGAGCGGGTTTCGTCCGTTGCCGAAGGATCTTGTTGATGCTGCACGTGCGATCCGGCGGGATCGGTGCGAACGGGAGACTCCGGCGGAACGTGAGGCTCGTGAGGATGCCCGTGACGCGGAGTTGGAGCGCCGGCTGGCCCGCGCTGTCGGTCGGGTCGCTGAGATGAAGTCGATCGATCGTGCCTGACCGGTACGGGGATCCGACGCCGGAGCCGCGGGTGTTTGTGCGTCCGAGGGTGAATGCGTTGACGGTGCGGTGTTCGTGGTGCAAGGCGGGTGTGGGTTCTCGTTGTGTGGTTGCGGGGACGGGTGTGGTGTTGCGGCGGTCTTCGTTTCATGACGTGAGGGTTCGGGATGCGGAGTTGGCGGCTACGGGCGCTTTGGCGCGTGGGCGGATGTCATGAGCGGCGGCGACAAGGGGGAGGGTGTGAAAGTCGCTCAGCGTGGCGTACAGCCCCCGCAATCAACACCAGGAGACGAACAGTGAGCCACACGCTGACGCCTCATGAGATGCGCACAGAGTCAGGGAAGCGCCGCTGGATGGTCACCTGCTCCTGCGGATGGGTCCGCGCCATCCCCTGCCTCAACGAGAAACGAGCGCTCGAATCCGGGACCAGGGACCACATCGACAACCTGAAACCGCCCTGCCCAACCCCGGGCAAGAAGCGGTTCAAGACCCGCGAGAAGGCGAGCGCTGAGCTGCGGCTGTTTTGGCGGACATCAGGCAAAGGGAAGGTGATGCCGAACCGCGTGTATCAGTGCCCGTGTGGTTATTGGCATATGACGTCGAAGGTGGCCCGTCGATGACCATGTTTGTGTCGTCTGCGGATGATCCTCGTGTCCGCGCCGCCCAATCCGCGCGGTCGTGTGACATCTGCAAAGCCCCCAAAGGCACACCCTGTAGCAACACGATTCGGCCGGGGAAGCCGCTGCCCGGTCGGGTCATCCACTTCGGGCGGCTCACAGACAGAAACCGAGAACCGAAAGGCGACGAATGAGCGACAAGTTGCGGGCTGGACTCACAGAAGCCCTCGTGGATGAGTACGGAAACACCGTGATCGCTCCGGTCACCCCCGCGAAAGAAGCCCAGATACGCAACAACGAGCGTCACCGCATCGCACACCTGTTGGAGAACGAGGGCGACGCCATCGTGAAGTACCTGTCCGATCCGCGTGACGCAGTGAAGCTGATCGCGTATCTGCTGCGGCTGGAAGCCAACCGGGCGGCCGGGGAGGAAGCGTGAGCAGCGAAGCCCAGAACGTGATCGCTGAGGTAGTGCGCGCACACCCGGCGGGCGTGCAGGCGACCCGCGCCGCCGACCTCACGTTCGACGAGGCGCAGCGCGTGCTCGCAATCTTCGATGGGCCGGACGCATGAGCGCAGACAGGTACCCAGCTGAGCTGTTGAGTGACGAACACGACGACGGCACTATGCAGGACAACGTGGATGCGTTGCGCCAGGCGGTCGTTGGCCGTCGCATCGTTTCAGCCACAAGGGGGCAGGCGAAGATCAACGTCAATCGGTGGGGTGGCCGCGATCGCCTGGAGGGCGTTACTGGCCTGATTATCGAGCTGGACGACGGCACAAAGGTGATCTTGGAAGATACCAGCGACTGCTGCGCGTACACCGAGCTGAAATCGTTCCTACTTGCGCCGGATTCAGTCGATCACGTCATCATCGGTGTTGGCACAACCGATGGGTATGAGACATGGCATGTCTACGCCGATATGGGTGACGTGCTGAAGCTGAGTGTCGGCTGGTCGTGTGGAAATCCGTTTTACTACGGGTACGGATTCCGCATCCACGTCAGCCGGATCATTGACGGTGAGATCATTCCCGAGCGTAAGGCGATCGGGTCATGACCCGCCCGCCCTCCTACCACTACGCCGCCGCCGACGCGCTGCTCGCCGAGCTGGCCGGATGGAGCGAGGCATGAGCGACGCAGATACCGCACGCCGCAACGGCTGGACAGTCGGAACCCGACTTGCCGGCGACGAAGGCCGCGGCGAAACGATCATCGAGATCACCGCGATCGGTGAGCAACACGTGCTGGCGAAAACCATCTCCCATGCGGGCCGACCGGCGCCGTACCGGGAGTCACTGTGGACCTTCGCGTTCCGGGATTGGCGGGAGGTTTCTCGGTGATTCAGGTTCATTGCAGGGAGTGCAACCGGGTGTGGGACCAGCCGTGTGAGGACTGCGGCAGGGACAAGGCCGACAAACACGCGATCGCGTCGGGGCATACGGATATTCACATCATCCCGGACACCACACCGGCACCCGCACGGGTGGATCAGGGGTGGGCGGAATGGCTCACGAAAGGACAATCATGACCAGCGAGTTACGTGACGTACTCACAGAAGCGATCCGAAAGCACCAGTGGGGCGGAGACATCCTCGGTTGCGGGTGTGGCTGGCGTTGGCCCGAGGAGCGCACATACTTCTGCGGCGAGGATGAGCGGATCGCCAAGGCGCACGCCGCCCATGTCGCTGACGCCCTCCGGTCTCTTCCTGGTGTGGCGGTAATCCAACTACCCGAACCCCAGCGGACGGAGCCTACATCCCAGTGGTTTGACGGGACCGTGTGGGCCACGCCCGGATCGAACAAGGTTCGCTGCGAGCTGGAAGATCATCGTCTGTTCGCGTCCGAGGCTCTTGAACTCTCCGCCGCTCTCGCTGCTGCTGCGGTTGTGGCTACAGGGGAGGAAGCACCGTGAGGCGATGGACGGGCGCGGATTGGATGAACCCCGACGCTCAACTGTTCTGGGAGAACTACCACCCCGATTGGGACGACTATCAGGGCAGTTGGGAGTCACTGCGCTACTGGGTTGAAGTGGAGTGCGCGGCAGCCCTTCACGGCATGGACGTGGCGATGGGACGCCCAACCCCACCGCCGGTTGCTCGCGTCGTCACTGTCGATGAAGACCTTGGGGACAGTCGGTCCATCACGCGGACATTCGGCGGTGGCTGCGCCACTTGTGATGGCGGCGGCTGCGGCGATTGTGGGGAGGAAGCATGAGCGGGGACGCGCAGAAGATCATGATCGCGGTTCAGCGCCGACACCGGCGGACGTTAAACCTGGAAACTGGACACTCCCACTGCCAGGGTACGCGGGTGGGTGAATGTGATTTCCGCGACGGTTCGCTCGACGATTTCGAGGCCCACGTCGCCGCCGAGATCGACAGAGCCCTCGGAGGACTCAGGCGGGAAACCCGCGTAATCGAGAGCATCTTCGAGCTGGGCGTGCCAGAGCCCGCAACCCGATTCGTTACCCACTGGATGGAGATACCCGATGAGTGATGTTGTAGAGCGCGCGAAAGCAGCACTGGAAGGCGCGTATGAGGGTCCGTGGGTTCAGGTCGGAGGCGGGAATATAAACGTTGATCCGGTCGGTCACCGCCCTCCTGTCGCGAAGGCCTGGACGCGGGGGAACGGCGAATTCATTGCCCAGGCTCGCACTCTCGTACCTGAGCTGGTCGCCGAAGTTGAGCGTCTCCGGGCGCAGGAAACACGAATCCGGGCACTGTGTGAATCACTGGAGCGGTTGGCGCGAAAGTACGAGGAGAACCACCTCGCCAATCATGGACGCGGCGTACTTCATGCCCGCCGTGAACTCCTCGCTGCACTGGATACCGAGGGGGAACGATGAACGGCAAACGCTGGTGGCTGAAAGTCGCGGGCGAAGACGGATCAACGATGACATGGCCCGATCCAACCGACCCCACAAGCCTTGAGTGGCGGTTGCGGTACGCACCGGACACCATCACACCCGCCGACCATCTCGCACTCGCGGCGTTCGTCCACGCTTACGTGCATCTGTTCGTGCTGCCCTCGCGGCTGCGAAACCTACGAGTCCGCCAGGTTCGCGCAGCGCTTGCCGACATGTCTACCGAGGGCGAGGACAAGTGAGCACTCCTGAGCGTGCGGCGCTGATTGAGCGGGCAGCGCAAGCGATCTACGAACAAACCTCCGCCGGCAAGTTGTTTCCTTGGGACACCCTGACCGAATCACACAAGGTGCAGTGGCGGGCCATGGCTGATGCTGCGTTCGATGTCCTGATCGACGCCTGGGCTCCTCCCTTTTGAGCGGCCGCAAGATCGTGTCCCCTGCCGATCACATTGACCGGGCCAAAGAGGAAGCCGCCGCGGGGGATTACCAGGCGGCTCAGGTCCACGCCCTTATCGCCATCGCACAACTACTCAACACAAAGGACCAACCCTGATGGGTATGTACACCGAGTTCTACTTCCGCGCCAACATCACCGACAACCCCCACACCGCAGCCACACCGATCACTGATTGGCTCGACCGCAACATCAACGGAGATGGCGGGTTCGAGGAACCGTTCGATGACCACCCGTTTTTCTCCACCGGCCGATGGGTCTCAGTGTTCATCGGTGGCGGAGCGGTGTACCAGGAGTCCCGCCAGCCAATCTTCCGGCGTAAAGCTGGAGAACCGTACCAGTACCACCAACTGGTCATCTCGTCCTCGCTGAAAAACTACGGCGACGAGATCAACGCCTTCCTGGACTGGATCAACCCGCACCTGGACATGCACATCGGCGATTTCCTCGGATACAGCCTCTACGAAGACTCGTGCGATAACAGCGACGATTACCGGGAGCACCCGAACCTGTTCTTCATGGGTCGCGGCGGGGTGATCGCATGACCTTGTCTGTGATTCTTGCTTCCCAGGCTCGATTCATCCACGAGAGCCCTGTTTGTCCGGCGTGTTTCCAGCCCCGTGCCGAGCATTCCACCGACTGCAAAGGACACCACACCAGATGATTCCCCGATACTCCTCTAAAGACGTATGCACCAGCTGTTTCTTTGATTCCTGCGAGTGCTGCCGCGGCGGCGAATGCGCCTGCCAAAAGTTCAACCACCCTGTTGTCGGGTCGGTTGTGCAGTCTGAACCCAACGAAGCTAGGAGGTCCTGAGAAGTGACCAAGCCGATCGACACCGACGCCCATGCGGAAACACCCACCAAACCAAAACACATGAACCCCAACAAACTCCGCTACACCCTCTACAGGCTCACCATCGACTGGCTCCACCTTCACACCCAACTCCCCACACCACCACGCCAACAAACCCTCCGACACACCAAAACCCACACCTACGGACACCCCGCCGAATGGGCCAGCGACACCGCAGCACTCATCGCCGACATGCTCACAAGCTGGCACGACTACCTCGCCGAACAACGCAACGAAACCCCACCACCCCACGGAAACGAACAAAAACGAATCATCGCCGCCTGGAAATACCTCGAACCACGCTGCGAACAACTCACCCAACTCGTCACCCACGACGACCTCAAAGAACTACCCGACCTGCACCACCGAATCCTCCGCATACTCGGATTCGCCAAAGCACCCAAATACATACTCCCCGTGCCCTGCCCATCCTGCGGACTACTCGCAATGGAACGCACCATCGGAATGGGCGGCAACGACTACATCGCATGCGGCAACCCCGACTGCACCTACATCGTCCGCGACGACCCCGACGGGAAAAACTACAAATGGCTCATCCGCGTATGCCTCGACACGCTCATCGAGTCCGAACAACAACAAGCCGGTTGATCTTTCGTGTAAGATAACTGCCAGTAGACGAACTATGCCCGCACCCGGACGAGCTTTCGGGTTTGTGGGCATTTTTCATGCTCACATCCGGGAAGGGACCCGAGCTAGATGGCAGGAACCGCAGTCCTCACCCCTGACGGTATCGACACACTCGTCACCGCAGCAGAAGCTGCCGCACTATGCGGTGTCACCACCAGCACCATCTATGTGTGGGTCAACCGTGGCACCCTCGCGCCGTCCGGGAAAAACCGGACCGGGCACAACGTTTACCGCGTCCTGGATGTAGCCAAAGCTGAACACGCTACCCGCGTAAAGGCCAGGCGGCACCGATGAGTGCTTTCCCTGCGCCGCGCACACTGACCGAACGCATCCAAGGCGCGCATTTCAATCTGAAACTTGCACGGCAGGCAGGCAACCCGGGCATCATCGCCGCCGCTGAACGCATACTCGACCAGCTGATTGACCGGTTGCCCCGCCCCAGCCAGGAGTAGTTGACGTGCCAACCAAACACTTGCGGGTGTGTCCCGACCCTTGCAGCAAGGTCCGTTTCTCGGCGTGCAGCAAGGCTTGCCGACTCCCGAATGATATTGATCCGGAGTCGTGGCGTATCAACTTGCAGGACGGCGCCGGCACGATCGGTGGCAGGCAGGAATGAAACGCCGCGCGGCCCGCATCATGCGACGCGCAGCACGCCGCCTCATCGCCGTGTCCCGACGGTTGGACCCACCCAAAGACGAAACCCGGTTGTACACAGGCAACATCACCCAAGCCATCCTGGACCGCATCGAAACCACCCCACCCTGGACCAGACACTCACTCACCGTCCACGCTCCGGAACCGTGGGAACACCTCGACCTGTACCGGCCACCGTCCCTACTCACACGCATCTGGTGGTGCATACGAGGATGAACCTCACAGAATTTATCACCGAGACGCTGAACAACCTGGTTCACCCCGGCGACGAGAACACCAAACCGTTCCCGATCCTCCTGCCGGGACTACGAACTGTCAGTGTCCCCCCGGAACTCGCCGGCCAGTTCGCTGAAGAAGCAGGCCTACCGCACCTCGACACCCCGAAACTGGTCGCGGAAGCGCTCGCCGCGGCGATCACCCAAAACTATGTGATCCTCACACGCGAAGAGCACGAACAACTACGCCAGCAAGCAGCCGACGCACCGACCGGGCACCGCGTCATCAACATCCGCACCACACCCACGGGCCAGCCTGTCCTGTCGATCACCATCGACAAGGCAAGCAACGATGTTGTTGTCCCCGCGAAAGCGTTGCAGAAAGCAGCTGAACAGTGATCCACATTGAAGTTGACGGGAAAGTGCTGATGCACTCCGACCCTGGCGAGTGGATCACCACACCTCCCGACATTCCAGCAGTCCAAAAAGCAGGCCCCAACGAACCGTGGATGCTTCTAGTCCAAGCGGCGCTCGCCAAAGCCGCCACCCTCGCGATGGCCGGGAAGAGACCTGAAGAAACCACAATCTGTGTCACCACACGGAAAAACGGCTGGATAGTGGACTACACCAATGGATGACGCTGCCCGCGCCCGCCTCGAACTTCGCCGATCCAACGCGGCCCAACCCCACCGCAACCGGCACCGCGAACAAAAAACCGGACGTACCACAGACCGCACCATCTGCTACTGCGGAGACGCCGACTGCGACACCTGCGGCACCTGGTACGAATAACCCACATAGGACGGAACTGGCGAAAAAATGGACGACGTGGTGGTCAACGGAACTCGATACGTACCCGAAACCACCAGCACCGGCGCCACCATCGGAATCGGAGTCACCACCCGCAACCGGCACACCATCGCCGACCGGACTATCGAACACATCCGCCGCCGCACCCCCAACGCTAAACTCGTCATCGTCGACGACGCCAGCGACAAACCGTTCCCTGGTGCCACGTACCGGTTTGCCAAACGAGCCGGTATCGCCCGAGCCAAGAACAAATGCCTGGAACTGCTTTCAAACTGCGAGCACATCTTCCTGTTCGACGACGACTGCTACCCCATCGCCGACAACTGGTTTCAGCCCTACATCGACTCACCTGAACCCCACCTGATGTACCAGTTCGTCGACCTGGCCAGCGGGCGGAAAATCAACGACGTCACGAAGGTCTACGACGACGGACACCACTTCGCGTTAACCGGTGCCCGCGGCTGCATGATCTACGTACACCGCAGCGTCATCGAGCGCGTCGGTGGCCTCGACCCAGAGTTCGGCGGCTGGGGATGGGAACACCCCTCCTGGTCCGACCGCATCTACAACGCCGGCCTCACCACATTCCGGTACGGCGACGTGTGCGGCTCCAACAAGCTCATCCACTCCATGGATGAGCACCTAGAGGTGAAACGCTCCGTCCCCACCGAAGAACGTAAAGCCGTCGCCGCCCGAAATGCCGAGTTGTACTGGCAGCACCACTACACCAGTAGCCACCACATCCCCATCGTGGAACCTGACCGGCGTGTGGTGCTGACCTGCCTGCTGTCGAACAACCCCGACCCGCAACGGGGCACACGCATGCGTCCCGACGTCAAACTGCTCGACACGCTGATCACCTCCATCGCCGGAGGTGAACCCGTCGTGCTGTGCGACAACCCACTCACCCACCCGCAGGCGTCATTCGAGCGAGTCACCAGCCCAGTCGATAACCCATACTTCGCGCGCTGGTACCTGTACTACCAATGGTTACGAGCCAACCCCGACGTCCAATGGACGTGGTGCGTAGACGGCACCGACGTCGAAATGCTCACCCCTCCGTGGGAACACATGGAAACCGGGAAACTATACGTCGGCCACGAACCCGCCGTCGTGGGCATCGACTGGATGCGCGACAACCACAAAGCCACCCACCTGCAAACATTCATCGACACTCACGCCGACCACACCCTATTGAACGCGGGGATCGTCGGAGGTGACCGTGAAACCGTCATGACATTCACTCACGACATGATCGCCGACCACGAAGACCAACAACGACGCATCTGGCACAAAGAAGACACCAAAGGCACCATCATCGGTGACATGGCCACACTCAACTATGTTGCCTACACCAAACACGCAGACCGTCTCGTCTACGGGCCGCGCGTCGCCACCATATTCAAAGCCAACGAACGCAACCCGTGGAGCTGGTGGAGGCACAAATAAAACATGGACCAGAACCTGAAACCCGGCGACGACGTATGGGTTGACTTCGACGGACTCGAACACGAAGGCACCGTCGAGAAAATCCAAGCCGGAGGCTGGGTCAGATGCTCCATCGTCATCGACCCCGAATACGACTACGGCAGCATCACACCACGACTCGCACCACACATCACCGTCGCCGTGAAAACCACACGCATAAGGCCACGATGAACCACACCATCGGCATCGTCGCCCACACCACACGCGCAGAACAAGCCCACCAACTCATGGAAACCGTAGGCGCCGCATACATGAACATCGACAACGGCGCACTCGGATGCGAAAACAACCACCGCCGCGTCTGGCAACACCTCACCAAGTTCAACACCGACTGGCTCGTCGTACTCGAAGACGATGCAATACCGTGCAACAACTTCTGCGACCAGCTCCACGCCGCACTAACAGTGGCACCCAGCCCAGTGGTCAGCCTCTACCTCGGACGCGAACGACCACGCGAATACCAACAACGCATCGCCAAAGCCGCCGACACCACAGCCCACTGGCTCACCTGCCGACGCCTACTCCACGCAGTCGGCACAGCCATCCACACCGACCTCGTACCCCACATGCTCAACAACCTCCCAGACGGCAAACCCATCGACGAAGCAATCACCACATGGGCACGCCACAACGGACACACCATCGCCTACACCTGGCCCAGCCTCGTAGACCACGCAGACACACCACCAGTCATCACCACCCGCCACGACAACCAGCCACGACCACCAGGACGCGTCGCATGGCGGCACGGCGGACGAGACACCTGGACCACTGACACCCAACCAATCTGATGCCACGAGCACCCAAAGTCTGCCGACACCCAAGCTGCACCACACTCACCACCACCGGCACATGCCCCACCCACACCACACACCGCTGGGGCAACCACCAAGGACGCAAAGTCCCACACCGCCTGCAACAAGCCACATTCCGCCGCGACAACTGGACCTGCCAACAATGCGGCCGCCAAGCACAACCCAACACCGGAGAACTCCACGCCGACCACATACAACCCCGATCACGCGGCGGCACAGACACACTCGACAACCTGCGCACCCTATGCAAGGCGTGCCACGCGCCCAAGTCCCGCGCCGAGGCCCGCGGATCGAACACCTGATCGAACGCGGCCCGAAAGTTAGCTGGCGGCCCAAAATGTGCCCTGACCTGCGCAAACGCCGACACGCCCGCAAGCCTCTGACCTGCGGAAACACCCCCCCAGCAACCCCCCCCGGGGGGGTCTGCGCGGCCCCGGATGGCGC